TTTAATAACATTACTTCAACCTCAAAAATCAGCAGGAACAGTTTCTGACCCTTTACTTTCTTACAGAAAAATAAAAGGAGCTTCGGTCATCGAGCAAGATAGCCGAGTTATTCTCACAAATTGGAGACCAGGCTTTGATCCTGAAAACAATAACGAGAATGATAATTTTGCATCAATTGCTGTAGTCAAAAATAACATGGGACCATGTGGAAAATATGATTTTTATTGGGATGGAATTTCTGGTAGAATAAGAGAAATGAATGTAGATGAAGAAGAAAGATTAAAAGAAATAATTGAAATTTCTCAAGCTAAAAAGGCCAGAGCTGACGGAGATGTATTTTAGTGAAATTAATTGATCTTACAAATAAAAAATTCGGATTACTTACTGTGTTAAATCGTGGTCACACTAATATACATGGTGATGTAACTTGGAATTGTATTTGTGAATGTGGTAAAATAACAAATATAGTAGGTCATAGTTTAAAGGCCCAAAATGGAACTAGAAGCTGTGGTTGTTTATCTAAAAAACATTTTATAGATTTAACTGGTCAGAAATTTAATGATCTTACCATTAAAAGACATATAGGAAAAAACAAAACCAATAATAACATTTATGAATGTGTTTGTAATTGTGGTAACGTAATTGTATCTGAAGGATCAGACGTAAAAGTTGGTAAAATTAAAAGCTGTGGGTGTTTAAAATTTAAAACAACACAAGAAAATTGTGCAAAAAATCCTTTTGCTAGAATAAAGAAACAAATATATAATAATTATAAAAATAAATCAAAAAAGAGAAATTTACCATTTACATTGACTGAACAAGAATTTACTGATATGTTAGATAGTAATTGTTATTATTGCGGAATAGAACCCTTAAATAGTAGTATTGTTAGAAATTTAGTAAATGGAGTATATAATTATCGCTATAATGGAATTGATAGAAAAGTTAATGAATTAGGTTATACTAAAGAAAACGCCGTTACTTGTTGTAAAATATGTAACATAGCAAAACATAATCTTACGGAAGAATACTTTTTGGAATGGGCGCAAAAAATACACACTCATCAACTTAATAAAAAGGAAATTAAATGAAAATAAGAGATTTAATACATGATATGGAAACACTAGAAAGTGACAATATTGTCATAACAAAAGTTACTCATGCTCAAGATTGTAATAACAAAAAATTACCAAAAAAAGGAAACGGTGAATGGTTTCAAATTGAAGGTAATTATGTGTATGAGCTTAAAGATTTATCATACAAAAAAGCAACAATGGAATGCGGTATGTTTAAGTTAGTTCCTGCTAACTATACTTTAAAAAAAGTACCAATTACATTACTACATGATGAAAATTTCCCTAAGCTAGAAAATATTAATTTTAAACAAAAAATTAATACATTTTTAGATAAAAAAGATTTACTTAAGTCTTTAGGTGTTGGTCTTATAAAGCGCGGCTACCTAGTCCATGGACCACATGGCGGAGGTAAAACTCATCAAATTAATAATGCAGTTGACCAGTGTTTAGGTGAGAATGGCGTGAGCTTCTCATTTGCTATGTCTGAAATAGATATGGGTCAGTTTGTTGAATATTTGTCAGAAAACCCCCCAGCAGAAAATGTAGATAAGCTTTTTGTTGTTATTGAGGACTTAGGTGGAGGAGAGCAGCCAGACTTAGGATTTAGAGTACAATCTAGCCAAGACTCATTGCTTTCTTTTTTGGATGGTAATAATATTCCAGATAGCTGGAGACACTTACCGATTATCATATTTTCTACAACAAACTATCCAATGTTGTTTCTGGCTAACCTAATCGATAGGCCAGGAAGATTTGATGAAGTAATTGAGACAAAGTATCCAGAAGGTGCATTACTAATAGAATATGCTGAAAAATTTATGAAGGATAGTCTTACTGATTTTGATAAGCGTGAGATTGAAAAAGGTGAGCTATCAATTGCTCACGTTAAAGATGCTTGTATTAAAAAATTAGTGTACAATGAGCCAATTCATGATACAATTAAAAAGATGCGTGAATGGACGACTAAAGTTAAAAAATCAATGGAAAAGAAAGAATCATAATGTCTCAATATGAGAATGACCTCATCTTTGGTAAAGACAAAACAGAGAATATTGTTTCTGTTGAAGTAAAAGATGATAAGGTTGTTTTATTTATTGAAAAAGATGGCGTGGTAAAGAAGGAAGTCAGAGATAATCAATTCTGGCTTCTTACCAACGCAAAAGCTTCAAGCAAGCAAAAAGAACTTCCTGGCGGCCAGCACTACAAATATTTAGCACAATTCAAAGAACATAGTGATTGGATGCAAGCTAAGAGTGCTTGTAAGAAAAAAAATGTAGACTACTATACAATGAATGAATCCAAAGAACATTACATGACTTATAACGGTGTTACATATTTTAAGAATATGAAACCAAGTGATGTAAGCGTATTATTTTTTGATATAGAAGGAACTGGTCTTACACATAATAAAAACTCTAAAGTACTTGTAATTACTAATGTTTTTAGAAATCATAAAGGTGAGATTTTTAAAGAGAATTTTTTTCTGGATGATTATGCATCTCAAGCTGAAATGCTAGAAGACTGGTGTAATTGTGTAAAACACTATGACCCAAGTATTATTGCAGTCCACAATGGATTTGGATATGACTTACCTTATTTACAACATGTTGCAGATTTATGCGGTGCAAAACTTAGCTTAGGTAGAAATGGGAATGATGTCCAGTTTGCTGGATATACTAGCCAATTTAGAAAAGATGGCTCACAAAGTTATGAGTACCACAATTGCTGGATTTATGGCCGTGAAATTATCGACACATTCTTTTTGAGCATTAAGTATGACTTTGCACGGGAATTTCCTTCCTATGGTTTAAAACAAATTATTAAACATATTGGAATGGAAAAGAAAGACAGGGTCTTTGTTGACGCTTCTAAAATGGAAAAGTATTGGAATGAAAGAGAGACCAATCCAGAGATGTGGCAGCGCGTTAAAGAATACGCAATGGATGACGCAGAGGATTTGATTAAAATTTACGACATGATGCTACCTAGCTATTTTTACTTTTCTCAGCAAGTAAGCATTCCACTACAGCAAATTATTAATAGAGCAACTGGTGCACAAGTAAATAATATGATGGTACGCTCATATTTACAAAAGGGTAAGAGCATAGCTAAAGCTGATGACAGAGAAGGATTTACTGGAGCTATTAGTTTTGGTATTCCTGGGCTCTATAAAAATGTATTTAAACTTGACGTAGCCTCGCTGTATCCTAGTATTATCAGACAGTATAAAATATACAATAAACAAAAAGACCCAGAAGCTAACTTTTTAAATATTATTGAAACTTTGACTTTGGATAGGCTTAGAGATAAAAAGCTTGCAAAAGAAACTGGATTAAAATATTATAAAGATTTAGAAAGTTCAAAGAAAATTGTGATAAATTCTGGTTATGGTTTTCTTGGAAGTGCAGGTCTTAATTACAATTTTCCAGAAGGAGCAAGTTTAGTTACTTCTCATGGTAGAGAAATTTTAAATAAGGGTGTTCAATTAGTTACTGGTAAAAATGTTGAATTTTGGAAAACTAAAGAAGAATCTAATGAGGAGTCTGAAGATGAAGTCTAGAAAAATAGTTATTTGTTCTAGATGTAATAAAGAAAAACAACATTTTGGAAACGGAATGTGTTCTGCCTGTCTTCGTCGAACTAAAAGAGAAACTAGACCTGAATTTTACTTAGGAACTTGTTATTCTGAAATATCTAGAAGATGCAATCATTTTGATAAACAAAGACCTAATTATTTTGGTAAAAAAAAGCTAAGCAAAGAACAATTTATTACTAAATTTAAAAATGATATTACTTTTTTAAAACTGTATAAAAATTGGCAAAAAAATTCATTTAAAAGAAAATTTTCTCCATCAATCGACAGAATTAATAATAAAAAAGATTACAGTTTGGATAATTTAAGATTTATTTCACATGCCGAAAATACTTGTAAAGATAGAAGAAAAGTATTGTTAGTGGAAAATACTGAATTTCAATCTCAAAAAGAAGCTGCAAATTTTTTAAATATTTCTCCTGCTTATTTATGTCGAGCTTTACAAAAGAGTGATAGTATATTTATAAAAGGAAAACGTGTATGCAGAATTTAATATTAACAGGAGTAGACACGGATAGTTTTAGCGTCTGTAAACCAGACCAATCCCCGTGGACAAAAGAAGAACAGACTAAATTTTTAGATTACGTCAATAGTAATTTTCCCGATTTAATTAAATGGGATCATGACGGTGTTTATGAAAAAGTATTAGTTCTAAAGTCAAAAAACTATGTGCTAATTGAAAATGGTAAAAAGAAGGTTAAAGGCTCAGCTTTGAAAGATGCAAAACGCGCACCAATCCTACTGAAGTTTATGCAGGATATTGTAGACATTCTTCTTGAAGAAGGCAAAGAGCCTGAGATTAATGAATTATACTTTAAATATATCAAAATGACTAAGAATATCAAAGACATAGCTCCTTGGTGTAAAAAAGTAACTATTACAGATAAAATCCTAAAGTGTAAAGGACATGAGACACTGTCTAAACAAGAACTCAAAGACTTAAAGCTAAGACCAAATGAAACTAAAGTATATGACGCTTTAAAAGGCAGACACGTTCAAGAAGGTGATAAAATTTACACATTCTTTTTAGAGTCTAGAGCAGTATCTCTTTTAGAGGATTTTAACGGAGATTATTCTAGACTGGATCTCATCAAAGGTTTATTTAATTGCTTAAAAGTATTTAAAAATGTAATTGACATGAACCAATTTTTGAATTATAGTTTAAAGAGCTATAAAGAAGAATTAGGAGCTGTCGATGACAATAATTAGATTACTATTACTTCCTTTAGTTATATTAGGTTACATAATGGGTTTACTTTTTTCTGCTACAAAACATGGGTTTGTACAAGCACAAAAGGATATAAATGAAACGTAGCCAACTTATTGATATCATTGCTGGATGGGCTTCTCCTGAAATACTACATGATGTATATAGCAATAATTACAAAGAATGGGCCGATAACTTTCTTTACACATTAGAAAATGAATTAGGATTTAAACGTGTAGTAGATAAAGATTATGGTTATGACGGTTCTCAAATTGAAGAAGTTCCATATGAGCCCGAAGAAGGATGGGACGCATATTTTGCAGAACAAGATAGAAAAGATAATGCCAGGGATTTTGAAATAATTCCATTAAAAAATATTTATACTGGAGAAATTGTTACTAGTCGCAGCATAGAGATTTCAGAGAAATTCTTAGCTGGTAAATCTTTTGAAGAACTAGCAGATGAATATACAGTAACTAGAGAACGTATTAGACAAATCGTGGCTAAACAAAGACGTAGATATCAACGGCATATAGAAGGAAAAAACGATGAGTAAAAGAAAAGTATCACATGGTAGAGAGTGGACTAAATCTGAGATTACATTCTTAGAAAATAAGTACAAATCTGGATATAGCAGAACAGAGATATCCAAGCTATATGCCGAGAAGTTTTTTAAAAATGGATGGACAAGAAGTCCTGATTCTATTAAACATGGTATTGAAGTATATTGTCAGCATATTAAAAAAGATGTTCCTAAAGTATTGTATATTGATATTGAGACAAAACCAGCCAAAGCATTTGTATGGGGTCAGTGGGAAAATAACGTTTCTTTGGATATGTTAATTGAAGATGGCGGAATTATTTCTTTTTGTGCAAAATGGGCAGGAGATAATAAAATTATTTATATGGACCAAAGAGGTAAAGAAAAAAATTTATTTAATGACAAAGTTATGATGAAAAAACTTTGGCAGTTATTAGACGAAGCCGACATTGTTATAGGACAAAATCACATAAGATTTGACCTTCCTAAAATTAATACTCGATTTATTGCTAATGGATTTGAAGCTCCTAGTGAATATAAAAAAATAGATACACTAAGACTTGCAAAGAATAACTTTGGATTTTTTTCTAATAAATTAGCTCATTTATCTAGCATATTAGCTAAAACACATAAAAAAGATGAACATAACGATTTCCCTGGTTTTAAACTTTGGGATCAATGCCTCAAAGGAAACGTTAAAGCGTGGAATTCAATGAAAAAATATAATATTTTAGATGTCCTTGCTCTTGAAGAAGTTTTTTTGGAACTATCTAAATATGTTAAAAATAATAAAACAGTAGCATCAGCATTAAGAGCGTATGATAAAAAATAAAATTTGTTCTGCGTGTAAAAATGTTTTTAGTTGGGAAGGACATAAAACTAATTCTACTCATTGTAGTGAAAAATGTAAAAAAGATAGCTTAAAAAAAGCTCAGATAAAATATAAAGAAACAATGACAGAAGAAAAAAGAGCAAGAAAAAAAGCATACGATTACCAATACAATAATAATCCAGAACGTAAAGCATATATGAAAGAATATAGAACTAACCCTGGATTTAGAGAAAAAGAAAATGCAGCAGGAAGAAAATGGTATAGAAAAAATTCTGAAGTTGAACACAATGGTCATTTAAAACGTACTTTTGGAATAACTAGAGAAGATTTTAACCAAATGATGGGATCACAAAATGGCGTTTGTGATATTTGCAAAAATCCTGAGTCTAGAAAAAATCCGACAACAGGAAAGATAAAACACTTGTGTGTGGACCATTGTCATACTACAGGTAAAGTAAGAGGACTTCTATGTTTTGCCTGCAACTCATCTTTAGGTAAATTTAAAGATTCTATCCCTACTTTAGAAAATGCAATAACTTATCTAAAAAAGCATGGAAAATAAATGAAATATATATCCAAAACAATATACGACGATTTTTGGACAATTTATCTTTCTGAAGAAAGAGATAATGTCGTTATTGATGAAGGCTCTGAAGCGGAAACAGATTTTGAACTTAAAGAGATATATTTCCGCAAAAGTGAATTAAAACTAAGCACAGTACGTCATGAAATTTGGCATCTCTTTTATGGATATACATTTACTAATACTGCAGATTTGGATAGTTTACAAATGGAAGAAGTTACCGCAGAATTATTTGCATATCAAGGCAAAAAGATTGACAAGCTAGCCGATGAAATATATAATGAATTATTACAACTAAGGGATGGTAAATGAAAACAATTACTTTAGATTATGATTTATATTTAAGTGAACTAGAAAAAGCAAAAGATAATGGAATTCAAATAAGGTCAGATTTAATTTTAAAATTAAAAGAATTTTTGATGGCTTATGATAACCGTAATCCTAATATGGAAGATATTTTTTATCAATTAAAACGAACATTGTATAATGAAAGTAAAGGATACTAAATGAATACAGAAGATACAACAATAGAGCATCTTGGTGTAAAAATAGTAATTCCTAAAGAACTTGCTGATACTTTGGATTTAGTTGAAGTAAAGCAGGATTTTATGCGTACTGTAATTAGAATTAAAAATAGATATGGTAAATCACTGGAGAAAAAATAATATGTCTGAAGGTAAAAAGAATGATTCTGGTAAAGCCCCCATTCATTTTCTTACTAGGGAATTTATTGAAGGTGTAGCCCAAGCTCAGGCTTTTGGTGCTAAAAAATATGGTGATTATAATTTCTGTAATGGATTAGCTTATACTAGATTGCTAGATGCAGCAATGAGACATTTGATTGCGTTTACATGGGGTGAAGATAATGACAATGAGTCAGGTGAATCTCACTTAAGCCACGCTGCCGCCAACATTAATATGCTTATGTATACGATAAAGAATCATCCAGAATTAGATGATAGGTACAAAGAGCCAAATCAAAATCTTACTATATTTACTACTGAAGATGAAATAAACAATATGATTAAACATAAGGGTAAGTTTGTAGCTAAAATGGGTGAAGAGCTATATTATGATTTATTAGATAAACTCAAAAGAGAAAAAGCAAAACAAGAAAATATTGAAATATTTTCAAGTGACAAAAATAAACACACCGGCTCTAGCTTTGATGATTTTTTAAAAGAATTAGAATCTTCATACGAAGAAGCTAGCACTAAAGTAGAAGGTACTTTGGATAAAGAAGATATTATACAAGATTTAAAGTATCCATATACAGAAAATTGGTCTTCTGTTCCTTCAGGCAGATCCAGAGGACAACGTCCGATACACATAGAACCTCCTACAAGTAAAGACTATACTGATGCCGGATTAAACAAAGAACAATTTTTAAAATTTAGCACAGATTGTGTATGTGGAGAAATCAATGCTAGACATTGTCCAATACACCAAGAGGATAAAGAATGAAAACAGCTAAAGAAATGTGTGAAGAATTAAAAAATTATAATTTAAATATTTATTTAAAAATGTTATATGATTATGGAGGAGAAATAAAATTTTCTCCCAATGAATATACTAAAGGAGAACCCGATTATAAATGTTATGATGGACGGATGATACCACATCCAAATGAAGAAATTACTAAAAAATTAATTGAATTAGGATATACCGTAGAAGAAAAAATTGTTCCGTATATACAATATGTTGTAAATTCAAATCCTTGGTATCTACCAAGCAATGCTCATAAAATTAAACACATGGGAAAAGAAGTAATAATTTCAGCTTGTTGTGGTGACAAATGAAAGTAATTAAAGGTGAGGATGTCATTTGCTTTGATATCGATGACACTATTGCACTTTGGGACGCTAACCATAATGAACCACATCAAGATGCGGTAGAAATAAAAAATCCATACAGCGGAGAAGTAGTATACCTACGTCCACACAAAGTACACATCAGGATTATGAAAGAGTACAAAGGTCGCGGCTTTACTAACATTGTATGGTCAGCGGGTGGAGTGCGTCACGCAGAAGCGGTTATAAAAGCTTTCGGATTAGAAGAATATGTGGATTTTGTTATGACTAAGCCTAATAGACACTTTGACGATAAAGAAGACAAAGAATCCATTATTGGTGTAAGATTATACTTTGAGGATAAAACATGAAAACTAAAGAAGAGCTTCTTCTAATTGAAATAAAAAGACTGAATGATATTCTGAATTTGTGTGAAGAAGCTTTAAGGGATTGTGACGTTCCCGGTACAACATATAGTAATTATTTGTGGAAAAAAAGAGACATAGAGTTAGATTTAACTTATTTTGAGGATAAAACATGAAGTTATTAAAAGCTTTAGGACTGTCTATACTTATTTTACTAACATTTAGTTTAGCAATAGTTGGTTTATCTTTTTATATTTACTTATCTATAATTTATATAGGACCTACTGGGCCTATATACGCATTTTTATTACTATTTTTTATTATGTTTACATTTTTTGTTTATCGGGTGCTCCTTGAGTCTTAAAGGATTAATCTACTACATTATTCCTATGCTTTTAGCTAATATTCTAATGAGCATTAATTTTGTTGACAAAAATGTAATTTTAGTGTTTAATATAGTAATGGGCGTAACTGTAGCTCCTTGGTTTTTAACAGGTCGCATATTTGACGGAGATAAAGATGAAAACGCTTAAACATAAAAAACTTTTAAAAGAAGTCAAAAAACAACATAATGTACTCGTAAAGCATACTTTAAAAACACTAAAGCTAATTTTAAATGAAAAATTTAAACAAGAGATAAATACATTAAATAAGGATTTAAAATGACTAGCGTAGAATTAATTTTGCATAAATCACTAGATAACGTAAAGCGCAACATTGAGTTATCAGGTGAAAGAGTTAAACAATTAAAAAAAGATTTAGCTGAGAGTGAATCTGACTTACAAAATGCATTACAAGTAAAAGCAGAAATAGAACAAGCACTAACAGACTTAGGAGCAAAAAATGAAAGAAACACTGAAAGTAAAGAAACTACACCCCAGCGCAAATCTACCAAAAAGAGGTAGTCCTAAGTCTTCTGGATTAGACCTAGAAGCTTTGTCTACACACAAATTAAAGCCAGGTGAGTCTGCTAAAGTAAGCACAGGGTTAGCATTTGTTATCCCTGAAGGCTATGAAGTACAAATTAGACCGCGCTCTGGATTGTCTGCAAAAACATCTTTGCGTATTAGCAATGCTCCAGGCACTATCGACCAAGATTTTCAAGGTGAGATTTGTGTACTTGTAGATAATATTTCACGCACAGAAAGCTTTATTATTGCTAGAGGAGATAGAATTGCACAAGCGGTACTATGTCCAGTAGAATTATGTGATGTGAAAGAAGTAAAAGAATTAGGAGAAAAGACCCAGCGTTCTGATGGCGGTTTTGGTTCAACTAATTTAAAATAGGAAATCCAATTGGGTAAAGTAAAGAATAAATCGCACTCGGAGCTTGAGCATCTTCGAGGCTTAGTTAAAGAGCTTAAAAAAGAAAATGGACAATTACGTAGACAACTCAAAGATGCAGGTAAATATCAACACCAGTATGAAGATGTTATAGAAAATTCTTTATTGGATGAGGTTAAAGAGGAAGTGATTCCAAAGGTAGCTAATTGTCCCAAGTGTTTTACTGGTTCTCTTAATCTAAGTATTGAGTTAAATGATAAAGATATTTTTAGTTGTAATTCATGTGAATTTAGAAAAGTAGTTAAGAAATAATACACAACTTAACAAGTTAGGGTATGAAGTCTACTAAGCCTAAACCATTGTTCAATAAATCCAGACTCCGCTCTGCTATAAGAAAAGAATGGTTATATTCAGACTTAAGACGGCAAGCTCTAGCAAGGTCTAGACAAGAGCGCGGTGTGTACAAGTGTGAGCACTGTTCTGCTTTAGTAGATACACACAATATTGAAGTAAATCACAAAATTGTCGTTACACCTCAAGATGGCTTAAATAACGGAAAAGACTGGGGAATCTTTATTTCTAATTTACTATTCTGTGGTCTTGAAGGCCTAGAGTGTTTATGTACAGAATGTCACAACAAGGTGACAGCCCAAGAGCGTGAAGAAAAAGCTAAAAATAAGCTTGCAAAAAAGAAAACTAAATAATATACTAAATATGTAAGAGCGGTGTGGAAAGCTGTGGGGTCGGTTAAAGCCCGACTTAATATGCCGTCGTAGGTAGGATTGACCCACTGGAGACACACAAAGAAGACACAACTTAAGGTCCGGGTAAAGCCGTGGTGGACGTGTCAGTAGTGAATGGTTGATTGACCTGTACTATTATCCGCAAACCTAAGCCAGAGTCGCGACTGGCCTCTTACACTTTTTAAGTAATTTTAGCGTTAGCTGTGTGGAAAGCTGTGAATTGTAGCAGCGGGATGCTACCGAAAGATAAATCCAATTATTCACTGGAGACACACTAAACCTATAAAGTTAATATTGGCGACTAGGATTCTTTTGTCGGAGTGTAACGGTAGGTGAGGTAATGACAGCCTCAAGTATTAACTAAGCTAGAGTCGCGTCTAGCCTAACGCACTTTTCTCTTGACAACTGGCATGATTTATGCTAGTATCTAAATATGTTAGAAAAATTACTAAAAATACTTGAATCTTTTAATACTCCTGGTGTAAAATTACCATTTGCTTATGATCCCGCTACAAAAAAACCAAGTATATCTTTACTCACAATGTATTCAGTATTAGTACTTGCGATTGTATCAAATATATTTTTAATTTTAAAAGACGTAGAAACTGGCACTTATACTGCTATTGTTTTCTGGTGTTTAGCTACCGTATTCTATATGATGCGTAAGCTTACCTCAGTAAAGATAGATGTTGACGACAGATCTATTGCACTTGAAAACAATAAACAAAAAAAGGAAAAAAATAATGAGTAAAGTAAAATTAGTATTATCTGCAGGTATTGTTATTTTAGTTGGATTTAGTCTTGCACTAAAAGAATCAAAACCTAAAATAGAAGAAGCAACTAGTGTTATTTTAGACACTCCTGCGGTAACAGTAAACGCTTCTGAAAATACTATCGGTGGAATTACTTTTACTAATCCAGTAAAAGCAGAGCCAGTAGAAACTAACAAAGTCATTAAAAACTTTAAACTAAATATAGATAGAACTATTATGCTTGAAGGTGTAATCCAAAACAATGCTTCTGAAGCAGCTATAGCTATTGTAAAACTAAATGCGGTTTCTAGTGAACCTATTACTCTATTGCTGAACAGCCCAGGTGGTTCCGTTATTCACGGAGCTAGACTCATTTCAGCTATGCAAGCAAGTAAAGCTAAAGTACGTACAATTTGCGTTTCAATGTGCGCTTCTATGGCATTTATGATTCATCAATATGGAACTGAAAGACTTGCATTAGACAGAGCAATTCTTATGTCACATCCAGCAAGTGTTGGATATGAAGGTGATGTAGATAGAATTATGTCTTTTATCGGAACAATCCAAAGATACACAAATAAGCTTGAAGCTGAAGTAGCAAAACGTATGAAAATTACTTTTGCTGAATATAAACAAAAAATTCAAAATGAATACTGGGTAGATGCAGAAGACGCACTAAAAGATAATGTTGTAGACGGACTAGTAAATATCCAAATTGATGCATCAGTATTTGAGACTGGTCAATTCACTAATAAAAAAGAATCAGTTAAAGCTAAGGCAAAAGAGTTTGACATTATTTGGATTATGCCAGGACTTCGATAATGACAATCCGTAACACTGCAATCTTATTATTAGTGTGTTGTGTAATTACCGCTGTAGTTACACGTTACTATTTTCCTCAAGTTCAGACTAAAACTGAAATTGTAGAAAAAGAAGTGGTAAGAAATGACATCAAAACTATTATTAAAGAAATAGTACGTAAAGATGGTACAAAAGAAACAATTACCGAGATTGTAGATAAAACAAAGAAGCAAGCAGAATCCAGTAAAACTGAAACTAAGATTTTGGCTAAAAACTGGATGGCTTCTTTAATTTATAACAAGAATTTAGACGCTGATGGTTATCAGCTAAGTGTATCTCGTAGACAGCTAGGACCTTTATTTTTAACTGGAAATTTAGCTACATTTGACGGGGAATTCCAAATGGGCATCGGATTAGGAATGGAGTTTTGATATGTTTCAAGAAAAATTAATTGGAAAATTTTATCCAGTAAAAAATGAAAACAATGAAATTGTAGGATTTAAAAAAATTACAAAAGTAATTGAATTTGAAAATATTGCAGCATATGGAGTTGCTTTAAATAATTCTGAATCTTATATTACATTAGGTTATGCTGAAGCGGTAAAAATAGCAGATGGATTATATCAGTTTATTGAATAGATGGACCAAAAAACTAAAGAAGAATTAATAAAGCTAGCTAAGGGTAGTTCTAAATCATTTAAGGACTACAAAAGTGCTCTTGGATTTAGTGAGCCTGAAAAGTTTGCAGATGCACATTACCTAAAGTACGGCCAAGGCAAACACATCCCAGCTACCCTAGTGTATCACTTTTACTACAAATGGGTAAAAGAGACATCCAATAAAAAGCCTGTTACATTTAAGCAGTTTGCTAATCAAATGGGTAAGATTATCAAAGGCTTTAAATTTAGAATGAATAAAAAAGTTATATATGTAACTTATAAAATTGAAGGCTTTCCAGAATTTACACATAAAGATTTTAAACTAGCTAAGGAATTTATCCGTGAGCAAAAAGAGAAAAGAAAAAAACAACTTGAAAAAAAAGCCAGACGCAACAAAGAAGTACTTTAATCCTAGAGTCAGAGCAGAGCTTTGGGATATGGATTATGCTCATCTCTTGAGCAGAGAAGAGTTAGAGTATTACAAGCAGTTTATGTCAGAATATGCTAATGCTACACTTACCGTAGAGAAAGACCCACTAATCCAAGAGTATTCTAAAGCTAATGGAATTGGATATAAAAAGTCTAAAAAAGAAATGATTGGTGGAGGATATAAGCCTTCTAAAAAAGAAGGCAAGCCTAAAAAAGGACATATCCATAAAACTAAAGAACAAGCTAAATCAATATTTGATGATAACAATAAACGTAATAATGATGTGTATGGTGTGACTAAGATTAATGGATTACTAGAAATGGATTTAGCTGGACTTGCCATGAATAGAGATATCTGGAATGACACAGATCCTAATATAACAGAAGACGTAATGTTACTTAGTATAGACGTAAAAAGAAATCCAGAGAATTATCCTGAAATTTTTGAAGAACAAAAGAAAATTAAGAAAAAAGATTCTTAATAGATTCAAAAGCTGCTAAACAGATAGCAATACCACCAGCAAATTTTAATACAGCATTTACTGATTTTACGTGGTCTTTTACAGGCTCAATTTGTGTTTTTAGTAACTGAACTGCTTCTTCATTAAGCAAAGACCTACGCATATGCTCAGCTAATTGACCTTCTTGACGTACTAACGTGATGTCAATGTTGTCTAGCCTTTGGTCCATTTCTTCTAATTTATCTAAAATTCTTTGGTCAGACATAACATTACTCACCCTCGCCCATTGGATTTAATTGTTCAAGTATTTCCCTATATTCAGGATTCTGCATTAAACTAAACATAACTGCTGTTCTTTGCTGCTCACCTTTAGGTGCTACAGACATGAGTATGTTGGATAATTTTTTACCTGTTTCACCAAATTGTTGGCTAGCTCTTAAAGCTGTGTTTTCCATAAAATTTGGAGTTACGTTTTTAATTGTAGCAAGAGCTGAATCTTTAGCAAATTTGCCCATTTTACCAGCGCTTTCACCAAGTTTTGTAGAAAGAGTAGAAAGTCTTTCTCCTACAAACTTAACGTCACCTGAAGCTTTTCTAGCAAGGTCTAAATCTCTAGCTAATTCAGTACTTGATTTTTTTACATAATCGGCTACATCTGGTGCATAATCTTTAAGACCGCGCTGACCTAATATACCTTCAACTAAGTCATTTACTTTAGTAGGCTCATCGTCTACTCTAGAAAGCACTCTTGAAGCTCTATCAAGCATGGCCGCGTTATCAGCTACATTCATTCCAGGGATATATTCTTTAGGAGATTTGCCAGTAAATCTTTCAAAAAGACCCATAGTATCAGCAATTTCTTGATTAGCATTCTTTAAGTCAGGACTAAGCTCTTGTGTTTTGGATTTAATTTTACTTAACAAATCCAAAGCGTACTGACGGGCTTCTGTATTAGTTTGATTAGAATCAATTACCGATTGTAAATTTTTAGCAACTTTATCTAGTTCTTTAACATTCTTACCAGTTGCCAGAGAGCCTTCAAATTCAGCTTGCGTAAGCTTTTCTAATTCTTTAGCTGCTTTTCTAGCTTCTTTTGTAGAAAGCTCAGAAGGACCTAAACCTTTAAGTTTTTTATATGTTTCTAAAACATCAGGAGCAATGTCTAAAGTCTTACCTTCTTTTACTGCTTCTTCAATTACTTTACTTTTTTGACCTGCTTTTTTAAGACTAAGTTCTTTTAATAAATCAATTGTATTTTGTGCTGTGTCTCGGATTTGACTTTGATACTTTTGTACTTGGTCTGCACCAGAATATGTTTTACCTTGAAATGCACCTTGAGCAGCATCTACTACATCTCTAACCAAAGGAAGGTCTGCAACAAAACTACCAGCACCTTTAACTGTTTTACCAACAGCAGAAGGAATTTGTGCGGCCAAAGGCAGAGCTTTAGATAAAATAGCCCCACCAGCCGCGCCATAACCAACGTCTTGTGCAACTTCAGGTAAACTAGTAGCTTCAGACATTCCAAGACCAGTAGCAGCACCTGCGGCAGTAGCACCTTTAACTGTATTTAACATACCAGCACCGGGAACCATAGCGGTCATTAATCCACCAGCTAAACCAGCACCTAGTGCTGTCTTTGGATTTGCTTCTGCTTCAAGCTTTAATTGCTGGCGCTCATCTTGTAAATACTTATTATATAAATCTTTGTAATCATTAAGCTTAGGGTCACCTACAGCTATGTCAGTAAGGGCAGCACCAGCAGCAGTGAGTTCATCACCAAATCCAAAAGTAGCACCCTGTAAAGCACTACCAACGGCAGTATCTGCAACAAAAGGTTCTGTATTTTTTTGAGCTTTTAAAGAATCCTGATACTCAGCCTCTTCTAGCTCTAAAAGTTCTAGCTCTTCTTTTTCAGTTAGTGCCATTTTATTTACCTTGCTTAGCTTTTAGTTCTTGTATTCTTTTTTTTCTTTGCTCTGGAGTAAGCCCACTTCCGGATTCTGGACTAGGAGTAGGCTCAGTTTTTAACTGAATACCAGTTCTAGACTGATACTCATCTAAAACATCCTTACCATAAATCTTACCGATATTTTTATTTTGGTCTTCAATATCTCTTTGCATTTTCTTTAGACCAGAGAGTAAGTTTGATTCAGTTGAAAAATTACCAGAACCTACTTCTTTCAAAAATCTACCATATTCTTGGTCCGTTACTGCAGCACCTGAACGTGATTTTAATAATGCATTAGCTAAAGATGAAACTTGCTGTCTAAATTCAACATCTTCTTTATTAGTAAGAAAGTCAGGACGCATAGCTCCTAAAAATCCGATACCTTCAATATCTACTTTTTTTAAATCTTTTTCATTAGAATTTAAATTAACATTAAATTTACGGTCTAAATAACTATTAATGTTTTCTAGAGCATTATTCTTAGGAATAACTTGGTCTGTTTCTATTCTTTTAGAAATAGTTTCTACTTTTTTATCTAATTTAGCAACATCTTGAGCTTCTTTTTTATCTTTACGAGCTTCTCTTGCTTCATTCATCCGCATTAATATATCTTGATTTCGTTGTAATCGATTTAGTTCAGACTGCTCTGCTTGTCTACGATTACCTAATATATACGCCAAAGAACGCATTTGCTGTTCTTGAGATTTGGCACTCATGTCACCATAATCTTGCAAGTTAATACCTGCTTCTTTAGCTAGTTGAGTATTTATATCTCTTTGAGTCTTAGCTAGAGGAGAGTTAGGGTCAATTTGTTCTTGTTGTAATTGAAGTCCTAATTTATCTAATTCATTTTTTTGTAAATTCTTATAATCCAGAACAGGCTGTTGTGCTTGCTTTTCTAGACTATCATAAATGTCTTGAAATCCAGCAACCTTACCACCATGACGCTGACCATATGCCTGTGCAATTTTATCACCAAGTCTAAACCAGTTTAAATTACTTGATTTTTTTCTTGATTCTTCTTGCAAAGCCTTTAAATCATCTTGAACTGCTGATTGTTCTTTAGGTTTAAGTTTAGAAAATTGAGAAAGCATTTGTTCATATTGTTGTTTTTGGTCTGGCTGTTTATCTTGTAAATCTTGAGATTCACTAGAAATTTCATCAGCAGCAGAAACTTCACGCTCAACTATGTCTTGAGACATATCAGGAATGTCTGTAGTAGGAGCTTGTTGACGAGCAAGTTCATCCATTAAAAGACTAGTCTCAAATTGATTTTTTTCTTCATCTTCTAATTCTGGTAAATCAAATTTACGCATAATTAGCCCCCTTTGGCTCCACCAGTGAATGCTGTAGCTCCAGCACCAATAGCAGCCCCAAGTAATTGACCTTCCATAGCAGCAGCATTGGCAGCAGACTGAGCATAGTTACTACCTAATTGTAAATTAGCACCACTCTTTAAACCCTGTTTAGTAATCTCATTTTGAAACTGTTGCTGACTTAAACCTTTATTAAATTGCTGTTGCTGATTACGTAATCCAACATTCTGATTCAGAATATTCTGTTGATTTTGTAAATTAGCCATTTGTGCTTGATTTTTAGAACCAACATTACGCGACTGCACACCTTGTTGATTTTGAGCATTAAATTGATTAATCATATCAGTAGCTTGAGCAATTCTTGCTTGCTCACCAAAATCTTGTTCACGTACTTGAGAAGATAAATTACCCACTTGACCTAATGCTTGCATACGAGCTTGTTGTTGTGCTTGCGCTTGTTGAAGCTGCGCTTCTTGTAATCTATCAGCAGCAGACTGATTAGATTTAAGTCTAGAAATTAATTCTATTCCAGAACCACCTTGACCACGGGCTTGCATTTCTTGCAAGATTTGTCCTTGGCGTGCTTGTTCTTCTTGAGCAGCACCACGTCTAGCTAGTTCAAAAGCTGCTTGGTCTGCAGGAGACATACCAGTTTCTGCAATACCAGCAAGCTGCTCTAAAGCAGACATTTGTTGACTCTTAAGTCTAGGGTCAACTGAGATTTCTCCCATTGCAGAAGCTTGTTGAAGAATAGCTTGCTCCATATCTGGAGTCAAGTTCCCTGCGCTCTGTAACTGCTCTAAATAAAGCTGTTGAAGTTCAGGCAGTTTTAATGCATCAACTTGAGCAACGTTTTCACGTAGAATATTCCTAGATTTTTTTGCTTCTCTATTTCCAGCACCCATTAAAAACTCCCAATACAAAGATTATGTGAATTGCCAACTCTAAAACCTTTGCGATTAAACATTTTAGCCATAGCATAACTGTCGGTAAAGCACATTACATTTTTTACATTTAAACTATTGATATAACTAACACAACCATCCATAAATAAGTTTACAGCATTATACCGTTTTCTCAAAGATATTTCTGGATTTGTAGTTATCCAAGCAATCTGAGCAAGATTAGCGTTACTGGCTAAATATATAAACCCCATACAAACATTAAGACCATTTTCAGAAACAATTATACCTTCTGACGGTATAGCAGATTCATTCATTACTGGATGATTGTGTGCTTTCCACCATTGAGTAAGTTCTGAATAATCTGAGAGTTTATATTTTTTTAAATTCACTATTCAACCTTTGGTAGCTTTTTTAACATATTAAATCTACCTTGATTAGTTTTATCAGTAGTAGCACCGTATCCATAATCTTCTAGTTTAGTAGTGCCAGAAGCAATACCTTGGCTACCTAAATACTGGTCAAATCCTGCTTGTTGCAAGTAAGCATTTAACTTATTCATAACATCTTGATTTGCTTGAGATTGAGCAGCAGTCCTGGCTCTAGATTGCTTTCCTGCATTAGGGTCTCCAAAAACTCCAGGAAGAGCGTTGGCAACAGCACTAAGAGTTCTACCAAGAAAAGCCCCAGGAGCATTTGCAATTCCGATAGGAATTGCTCCTAAATTATTTGAAAAATCACCTAAATCATTTTGAAAAGATTGTTGCGCTAAAGTTCCAGCTTTAGACGCAGAAGCATTATTTATAGCTGTTTGATAATCTCCACCTAAAACATCAGCCAAATTTAATGTAGCAGAAGCAGTTTCTGTTCCTTTTTTACCCCTAAATGTATCTTTAGACTTCCAATTTTGTGCACCAGAACCAACAAGATTCTGCTTAATTGCGTCTTCTAAAAATTTCATTTTAGCATCTTGAATTCTATTTTGGATAGAACCTTCACCAGTTCTAAATCCAGCAGCACGTTCTAATTGTCCTGCTTGAGTTAATTTACTCGGCTCTATTCCACCTAATGCGGCAAGTGCTCTGTATCTATCTACATCAGATTGTTGTGCTACGTCTTGAATTCCTTGTGCTTGTCTAGTAGATAAGTTTAATAATTCATTTGAAGCAAGTGCTGGATTTTTAAATACATTAAATGTTTGCTGACCTAAATTAAGTCCTGCTTCAGAAATAAGACTCTCATCTAAAGGAGTTTCAATTTTCTGACCCTGACCTGATTTTAACAATGAATCAGTAAAATCTGTATATTTTTTACGCTCTAAATCACGCTGAGCATTAACTTCACCAATTCTTTGAGTTAATTGCTGCTCTAATTCTACATCTCTATCTTGGATAGCTTTGTTTAAACCTTGAGATAATTCTTGTTCTTGGTTAGTTAAATCTTGAATCTTTTGTTGTTTAACTTGATTTTCATTTATCAATGTACCTAAGTTTTGACTAGTAGTATTTAAATTACCTTGGATACCTTGAAGCTGAGGATTAGCTTGAGATAAAAACAAATTATCCAAACGTTGCTGTCCTGCACTATAATTTTTAGTAGGACTAAATGTTTGCTTCAGTAACTGTTGTCTACCTTGCTCTGTTCCTAATTGCTGACCAAAGCCTTGAGCTGCTTGTTGTGCAGCTAGAGCATTTTGTTGGTTAGCAATTGCGCTTTGTTGTAAAGCTTTCTCATCAATTCCTTGACCAGTTCTAAATTGTGTAAACTTATTTAAATTGTCTTGATTAGCAACAAATCCAGCAGCATCAAAATTTTGTTGTTCTGCTTGCGACCTTAATTGCTGACCTTGTTGAAGTTGACTTTCAGCGGACTGAATACCTTCTCTAACAGATTGAGCTTGTTGTTGAGCCTGAGTAGCTTGTGGATTAATTTGAGACTCAATTTTTTTACCAACACCACTAGCAAGTCTTTCACCTGCTCCTTGATTAGCACTTATATATTTTTGGATATTAGTAAAACGTCCAGAACCTTTTTGTTGTGGAGTATTAGCAGCAGGACTAGAGGTTTGAGCAAGATTTGGTGCAGTAACAGACGGCTGAGCAGACGGAGCCTGATTAGCTTGAGGATCATTTGGATTAGTCTGTTGATTTGATATAAAAGCCATTATGTTGTATCCTGTATCCTAACTTGTTAATTTAACTCAGGTTTAACCTATCAACTCCAGGGTTAATTCATACTGAGTATCTGCCTGTAACCCCGTTATATTCGTTATAATGAGCGTATTTAGGTTTAAACCAAAGGTTATGAACGGTTGGCTTAACGGCGTAAGGGTATTACTAGATAAACACACAGCTTTAACGCAATTTACACCTTGTACCCTAGTTCTTAGACTATAGCGTACTGCTGGAGAATTTACCACTTTTCCAGTACTATCCATAGTAACTATAACAGTAACTAATTGCCTATTAAGATTTTCAAAATCCAGACCACCATTAACTAAAAAATAGATTTGATCTACAAATTGATTGTAAATAGCCCCTATACCAGAAGCTACTCCACGCTCATCTTCTTTAAAGTTCTCAGCTCTAATCTTACTGGGGATTTCAATTTTAGCCATTATTTATACCCACGATTACTTATAATTCTAAAGCTTAAGCTCATACCGTATATACTAAATTTCTCAAAAGCTGCTTTATGTTTAAACATTACATTTAAAAATCGACATCTTTGTTTTTGACGAGGTATGTATGTACGTAATGGAATAGCAGCGCCAATTCCACCCCAGTTTTGATTACTCCAAGGAAATTGACCAAAGTCTCCCAATCCCTGACCTTCAAACTCAATAGTCTCAAAAGCAGGAGATAAATCCGAGGAATAAGATAAACTTACATTTGAAAAGTTAGAATTTTCAAACATCATAGTTCCTTCACTAACTTGCTTAGTCATTGAAGGGTCACCAAAAAACTGAGGAGAATATACTACTTCTGTTTCAATTGCTTTATAAAGAGTAATTGTACCTTGGAAGTAAGGTAAAGAATACTGAAGTGTTAATGTATTGTTTACAGAATCAAAATCTAAAATAACATCTTCTTCATCTACGCTTCCTGTAGATTGAAAATAATTAGAAAAGAAAAGACCATCATCAAGATTCATTTTATTTGTAATAATATTAAAACAAGCTTGTGCATCTCTAAAGTCTTGGTCTGCAGTAATTAATGTTCCAGTGTTACCATTAGTATTAATTTTAGCATTAATAGTTAAGCTAGTTGCACTAGAAGCAACAACTTCATAAACTCCTGATATAGCAGGGACTGTATTTAAACCAGTAATACTAATATATCTACCTACAGGAATAGTATTGGCAGTTACATTAATAACAACTTGATTTAAAGTATGAGTTGTAGAAAGTATTGGATAAGTTACTGTATTTATTGAAGATAAATAATTAGTAAAATTAACTTGAGGATCTATATCTAACTTTGTAGCTAACTGTACAAGTTTAGATCTAACATTATTTCCAGGTAAAGCTTCTAGTGTCGAGAAATAATTAGATGTGCTAAATTGATTAATAAATACATCTCTATCAATCATTTTAAGTAATCTATTGTACTGGCCAATAGTTAAATATTGTTTTTGGATTACTCTGTCTCCAATATCGGACAAACCAATAGAACTTAATTTAATCACATTTTCATTAACTTGATTTAATAATAAATTTAAATCATACTGTCTATCGGCATGGTCAAGCCTTGTTAAAGTTTTTCTTTCTTGAAGGATAATGTTATCATCACCTGCACCAAGATACATCTTAGTGTCAGTAAAATTTACAAATCCACAAGTAGCTGAAACATCCCATCTAGTCCAAGAACTAGTGAAAGTATTGTATCTAAAGCATTGAGTAGCTACAGTGTCGTTTTGATTAGATAAAGTCCAAATATGGTAAGCTCTATCTGACTCATACGATACGCCAAAAGATATAGTTTGATATTTGTTTCCAAAACGCTGAACTCCTAAAATTAAATTTTCAATAGGACGGGAAACTACTTGTACTCCGCCTTCAGTTACTGCAACAATACCTTGTGTAGTTAAAGCATATATCTGATTGTTTAAAACTGCAGCAGAATCTGGAGCAGTTAAATACACAGATTTATCAAATGAGGTAACTTGAAAAGGAATACTATCACCGGAAAGTCTATAAATTTCATCTTCTTTAAAAATAAATAAACTATCAGTTAAAGCAACAATCCTAGTAATACCTTTATCTTTAGGGCCTACATCTAGAAAATTAACTAAAGGTACAGCATCAGGTTGTTGGAATTTAGAATAATATAATCTGTTGGGTCTTACTTCATTTGTTGATATTACAAGTTGTGTATTAGTTGCTGGTAAAGATGGACTAAATTCTGATCCAGAGGCAACAGAATTTGCGTATAAGTAAAAAGCGGGACCAGTAACTAATCTATTTTCAAAAAGTAATTGTCCAGGAACATCATTAAATCCAGAAAGATAGTAAACATTTACTAAAGTGTCTTTTGAATTTACAACATTAACTAAAGATAACGCAAATTGTTCAATCTGTTGTGATGGAGTTAATCCCACTTCACCAAGCCCAGGAACTCTAGGTAAAAATATTAAGTTACTAGCCGAATTTTCTCCTGTACCATTTACAAATGCGCTAATATTTAACGACGTTCCTACTGTATCTAAATATCCACCATTTGCAGCAACAGATCCATTATTTGACCAAGAAATATTTAAAGTAGATACAGAAGAAATTACATTAAAATCGGTAGTATTTACTAAAGCTTGATCAACAATAGCTTGAATTTGAGCAACATTACTTGCTGCTGAAACATCAAGCTCTATATTTATTTTACCAGTAACACTAGGTTCTAAATCATGAGTTGGATTATGATTAAACCAAAATAAATATTCTCTTTCATTAGAACTAGAATTTAAAGTGAAGTATTTAGCTATTCCTGGGGAAGCATTATGATAATCATTTTTATTGCCAGTAAAAGTTAATGTTGCAGAAGCATTTGTTCCTCTAAACGTATATGTATTAGAAGTAGTTCCATTTGTAATAGTAATATTAGAAGTACCACTTACAAAATCATCTATTGCCAATACTGATAAATTTAATCTTTGTACTGTAGATGTATTAGAATAAAACGTATATCCTTTATAATTATCTATGTCTCTAGCAAAAGGAGGCTTATCATTAGCTTGCTCAATACCTTCACCACTTGTGGGATTAGTATAAAGTAAAGCTCCACCAGACCTGATGTCTTCTGGAGTTATATCTACAATAGGACCAACTTGTTTTGAAATAAGTTCAGCGGGAGTAACAAATTCCTCAAAGACAAGATACATCTCATCTCCAGGGTCTATCTCCGTAGTACTATTATCAAAAATTGCAGTTCTATATATTTGATAAAAATAACTAATATTAGTAACATCACTAGGTACAGGAAAACTAAGTTCTACAACAGCACTAGATCCAGAGACGTTTTCAAGAACAATCCTATTACTAGGTGTACCTAATATTAAATTGTCATTTGGATCTGTAATTCCCCACACTAATCTATACGCTACTTTATGTTTAGGAAGTAAAAATCCATTAGTAGAATAGTCAACATTAGCTGTTAAATTTAAAGCTTTAACTCCGCCAGCAGGAACAACAGAAGCTGTACCAAACTGTGTGGAATTAGCTATAGATATTTTTTGTATACCATCTTTTGTAGTTAAATAAAGATTACCATTTTGTTCAATAGATTTAATCCTAAGACCTTCACTTACTTCGTTGACTAATCCTGCGATGTCTAAAAACTGACCATTACCATTGTCATATTGTAGCTTAGTAAGAACGTGTCTTAATACTGTATTTTTATAGGATAATAGTTGTTTGCAGCGGTCATTTACTCCACCAAAAGTATTTCCATATTGGGGATAGCCTCTGCGCGGCTCAATAATTTGATCTCTATCAATATTAACATTAAGAGCTTCAATTAATGTTCCTGGTGCAACATTAAAATAATTTTGAAATGTATTTAGGCCCGAGGCTTTAAGTACAACATTTTGTGAAGACATAATTAACCTCTAAATCTATAGCGTTTTCTAGAGATTCCTGTACGGATAAGATTGCGATTACCTACGATTTTCTTAGGTGAATCTTCAACTCTATCGGATATAATATTCATTGAGTTTTCTTGAAATTCATTTACCATACCAGTAGTTACTTGTACTGCTTCAGTGTCACCTTGAGAAGACACACATCTGCGGCCAGCTCTATGACCAAGGATAGGATGCATATCAGAAGGTATTTGAGGTATAGCACTTTGTTGAGCTAAAGTTAAATGGTCTCCAATTTTAAGACCATTAGGAACTGTAGCAAAAGTAACAGATTTATTTACAGTGTTAAGTCCAGTAATTGTTAAATCAATCGTCAAGCATTTATGGGGAGATATTTGCTGAACAACATCGTACTGTTTATTAACATTAAAATCTGTAGGAATCTTATCCAAAAAGACTTGACCTGTGATAGTATCAATACTTTGAACAATACCAACTTCTTTTAAAAGTACTAACTGGTTAGGACGCATATAATAAGTAAACTGTAAAAATCCAGAAGCAACATTAAAAGTGGATATTAAATTTATTACATTGTTTGCAATAAAATATGCGTAAGGAACAGAGTTATTTCTTTGTTCATTATTCCAAAAAGGAAGATCGCCAATATCAACTTTAGTCATTTCGCATATGTTACCGTTTCCATCAACATATGCTAGTTCTTTTAGTTTATTTCCTACAGCTCTAGCAGGAATTTCATACTCACGTAATCCTGCTTGGATAGGAATATTTACAATAGTAAGAAGATAGTCTTCTTTCATTTTCATGATTTGAGGAACAAGTCCTAAAGACATTTCCTCATTAAGAAAAGCAATAAAATCCTCGTCCTGGAATGTTTTTTGTGAAACAGGTACAGTGACGTTTCTTTTAATCGCTTTAATTAATTCATCTGTAGTGAAATAAGGTAACTTCATTTTACTTCCTTAATATTTAGAGACAAGAATTAAACTTTTTTCTTTTTCTTAAAGAAACTAGGCTCTTCTTCCTCTTCATCAACCATAGAAGAATCAGCCATCATTTTTTTAGGCATTTCTTCCATTTCATCCTCAGACTCATCAGACATTTCATCTTCAGATTCTTCAGACATTTCTTCTGGCATCATTTCAGATTCAAGAACGTCTTCAGCTTTTTCTAAGCCTTCTTTAAGACTTTCTTTATCTTTAGCCATTACAGAAACCTTCATAGCCTTGGCTCCATCAAGTCCCATTTTAGAACGGCCTTTAAGCTCAGATTCTGCCATTTGGAGTAATTCTTTAAGTACGTCCATTTTAGCGGACATATCCTCTTTACCCATCTTTTTAGAAGGATTCATTTCCTCCATCATCTCTCTCATTCCCTTTTTCATTCTATCTCCCCTTAATTGGATAATATTTGTAGTAAAAATACTACATTTAAAAATAACATTAAAATATTAAATACAACTAACTTATGGTCAAACGTGTGTATAACTTTTTCAGTTTTAATACTAACAGGCTTTACTTTTAAATCTTCATCAATTAATTCTAAATGATGAGTCAACTTATCTTGTTCTTTACTTAAACGTTGAATATCCTCATTTTGTACTTTACAAAAACTAGATTGACTTAAAATTTTATTTTCAAGCTCTTGGATTTGTTTATGCATTTCATCAAATCCTTGCATAGTTTCATCAGCTTTTTCAAAAAGAATTGAACACAATCTTTGTGTTTTATCATTTTCTTTTCTTAATGCTTTTGCGTAATTTCTAAGCTTAGTGTCAGGTTTAGCTTTTTCACACTTACATTGACATATGCCTGGAACTTCAACTATTTTTTCAATAATTGTTTCTATTGGTTTTTCTAAATAAATAATTTCACTTGTAGATTGTTTTTCTACAGCTTTATATTCTTTATTTTTATCTATAGTAACTTTTACTTTTCCCATTAGCCCTGTCCGCAAATGTAAGCTTCACTATTTTCATCTACAGTTAAACGGATTCTTTTAGCACAAATGTCTTTAGGAATCATGTGTAGAAGATTTAACTCAAAAAATAGATCACCCTCAGAAAGAGGAGAAACTTCAACTTTTGCTATACCTTTTACTACATATAGTACCACATTTTTAATACCAATGCAAGGTTTTTCTTGATTTCCTTGGAGTTCTATAGTAGGAAGTACAGAAAGAACGCTATCTCCATCTTGATGACTAAGCTCTATTGCAAACTCTTGATTTTCATGTGGAACAGTAATAAGGGCTCCGCGCTCCTCATCAAGGACAAATCCAAGAACTGTGTTAGCATCATATTTACTTCTTACTAAATTACTCATAAATCACCTTTATACCGACAATGTTTGTGCGCGGAATTTAATTAATCCAGAAACAAAACCCGCATTATTACTAGAAAGGTATTGAACCTGGCCAGCATTTGTAATACTAAAAACAACTCCAGAATCATCACCATTTGCAGTAATTGACATGTCAAAAGATCCATTTTTTTGGATTCCTCTTAATGTAAATACTTCAAATAAATCAGCAGTAGCGTCGATTTCAACACTTACTAAAGCTTCAAAACTTCTAACTACACCTGCAGCAAAAGCAAGTCCTGTCACATTAGCTGGTGTTGCTTGATTATTAGCTAATGAAAAACTTGTCTCGTTAATGTCGCCAGTAGAGCTAACAGGAAGTCCAGATAAAAAGTTTCCTCTTGTCATGCTCTTTAATGCTGTAGCTGAAGCATCGTAAATAAGAATTTTATCTAGATTAGATGGTACAGTTTCAGCAGTAGTGCCATTAATATCAACACTTAATGCTCTAGTAGTAGTGATATCTCCGCCGCCTGTAAGACCAGAGTCAGCAATAGTAGTAATCTGAACAGCAGAGTGGTCAACATGTTGATTTGCTACGTAATTTTGTAAAGCATTATGATTTACGCCAGCAGGTAAAACTGCAGCACTAACTGTGTTTAATGCGTCGTCATAAGTAAAATCAACAGACGCAGAGTCTGTAAAAATGTTTCCTATAGCATCTTGGGCTGCTTCATTAAAATCAGTGACTTGAGAAGCAGGAATTGCAATAGCTTGTTGAGAAGCAGCAGTCAATCGACCTTGTTGGTCTACAGTCAATGTCACAGTTTGTGTAGCAGATCCAACAGTTGCTGGAGTTACTGCTGTATTAGAAAGTTTTAATCCAGAAGCCGATTTAGTAAGAGTTGTACCATCAAGCTCTAATGCTAATTGCGTAGCAACAAAAGTAAGACCTTCACCGTCATGATCAACAGAAATATTAGAACCAGAAACAGTTATACCATCTCCGCCTACGAGAGAAGCGGAAGAATTAAAGAATACAAAATTAATAGGGTCGGTACCAATTGTTGCAACAACTCCGGATTGAACAAAAACTTTTCCGGCATTAGATGTTCCTTCTTGTACTGCTACCATTGCTCCGTTTACTTCATCAACAGGAGTAAGGGAGTCAAAATCTAATGACCTTGACCAAGCGCCAGCGGCAACAATGTATATACCATTATTTTCAACTAATGTTTGATCTTTTACTAATACTCTATTTCCTGCAACAACAGCTACACCGTCAATTGTTTGAGGGGCAGATAAAGTAATATTAGCAGTAGTTGCAACACGTGCTGCAGCTTTAGGTTTAAGACCTTCAGCAACAGAGTCAACATAGGATTTAGTAGCAGCATCGTTAGAAGCAGAAGGAGCGCCTACGTTAGTAAGCTGATTTCCACCCATTGATTGATCTGCAGTAAAAGCAACAGAACCATCTTTTTTAATTACATCAGCATCTAGTGCTCTAGAGTTAATGTCAGTTTGTAGCTCATTTAAAGCGCCTTGAACGTCTGTAGCTGCTAAGTTTCCAGAAGGAACATTGCTAATAGCAGAAGCGTCATGTGCGTCTGTAGCGTCATTAATATGGTCAGTAATTGCTGTACCATTGTTTGTTAATTGCGTTTGGATAGGGCCTGTAACGCCAGACAATTGTCCAAGCTCAGTAGATGTAACAGTAGAAGAAGTAAGTTCTCCATTTGCATCAACAGTCAAAGCTCTATTAATTGCTTCTGGATTTAGTTTTAGTTTACCACTAATTTCTGCTGAACCTTTTATTTTAAATGACATCTCTCTGCTCCTATTATAATATTAAAATTAAACCAGTAAATCTTGTGTCTGGAGTTTGTAGCGCGCTAATAGTAATATCTCCAGACATATTAATTACTATTGAATTTGGTTGCACTTGCTCGTAACTTCCACTAACTAATTCATACACTTGAACATTTGGATTAGTGCCTTTTCCATGAACAAGAGCTGTAACAGATAAAGAATACAATCCAGAAGAAGGAGAGCCCCAATCTGTTGTATTATTAAATGTATCAGTAAATCTTTCAGCGGGACCACTAGCAGGCCCTGAGCCTCCAGAACCTGTAAAATCCAAAAAAAACGGATTTAATGGATTAAAGGTTGTTCCCATTAAGCAATTCTTTCTACAGAATTAACTTGATCTTTTGATGAAGATGAATATGTAACTCGTAATGTATAAAGCAAGTTAGTTCCATCAAAATAACTGTAATCATCAATACTAGAACTTACTGGAGTTCTTTCAATTTTATTTCCTACTTTAGAAGAAATAAATCCAGCAACAGTAACTGACTTGTCTACGTCGTTAAAAGAAAACTCCTGAACTTGTTGATGATCTAATTTTGTTCTTTCTTTAACTAAATTTGCCATTAGTTACTCCCAGGAATTCTAGCAATAGATAATTTAGAACCCGCAGTACTTGCTCCACCAACTACAGTAACTGCGCTATCGCCTCTTACTGAAATTGTGTCACCTGCTAAACAATTCTCTACAACAACTACTCCGCCAGTCCATGCAACAATACCAATCCCCTGAAGGACTCCGTACAAAGAACCATTTCTATAAATTTTCATAGAGGCTCCACCACTAGATGCAAATGCAACTAAATTTAATTGGTAATCGCCAGGCAACGGACATGTAAATAAACTCCCATTCCAAGCCGCATGTGTATCTTTAACTGCGAGTACTGGTAAATTAGTTACGTTTGCAGTTAACGCTTGGTTAGTAGAAACATATCCAGAGAATAAAACTTTTTCTGAAGCAGCAATTTGGCTCGGGCCGGAGATTCTGTTTATTTCAACATGAGTTTCTAATGCGTCAGCAATTGTGGTTCTAGAGGTCGCAGTTGAGTTTCTAATATCAATAAAGTCGCCAACATTTAACTGGACTTCAGCACTTAATGTACCTCCCCCAGTAAAAGACGCTCCGTCGCTGCTTGGAGTATTTGCGTTAGCAAATGCTGTTCCATTTTTATAAAGGGACAATCTGTCGCCACCAGAAAAAGCATTGTTTCTTGTTCCTGCCACAACTCGGTAGATTCCAGGGACCGGAGCAGTAAACTTCCATGCCGCACCAACCGTAACCGCGCTATGCGTATCATAAACTTGTGTAGCAAAATTTAGCGGAGCAGAATTTGAGTACGCCGTGGCTGAAGCCGTTGTATACCTAGCAGCAACAATTCTAGTTGAAGTTTGGTCTGCCATTTGGACAGAAGAAGACCAACCAGCAATAGGTACTTTTGCATTTAAGGACATAGAGACAGTTGCAATATTAAATCGAGCAACTCCTGTAGAATTCCAAGTAGTTACACCTTGAGAAGCTCCAGTAAAATTTCCATAAGCAACTAATCTAGTAGAATCATAAACTCCAACTGCTCCAGTGTGTGCATTTGATGTGTCACTTCCAGAAAAAACTCCAACTCCATTTGCTCTTGTGTAAATAAAAGGACTAGTACTTGCTGGAACTTTAGTTGTATCAATTGCTAAACCTAATTGACTAATGTCAAAAAGCATTTCGCCTGAACCAGCACTTCCTGCTGAAGTTTGAGCGTAATCCCATCTAATTTCTAAATCACTACCAACTCTTCGGTATCTAGCCTGATTTCTTAAAACTGTTCCATAAGTAGGATTTGTTGTAGTTCCTTTAATTAATGTTCCCGCAGCAACACTAGGAAAATCTGCCCAGTCAGAAATTGGTGTACCAAATACATATTCACTAGGAGATACAACAATGTTGTCTAATTCCAAAGTATATGCAGAAGCATTTGTAGTACCAATGTGAGCAATAAGTCTAAAAGAAGACATGTCAATTGGTGTTTGAAATTCAGCTTGGAATTGGTCTACAACTGTCGTTGAATTAGATAATAATTTGTATGAACTTGGTTGAATTAATCTTAGATTACCAATATCATAAATCCAAATTGTTACATCTGAATCTGCAGAAGAAGTACCAGCATTAAATGTTCCAGAGTTTACAATATAATCAAATTTAATTGATAACACTCTTGCTCGCATTGCTTGAGGAACAGCTACGTCTAAAATAGACCAGCCTTGACCTTGTCTATTTACTGCATCTTTTGTAAGTAAATAAGATTTAGAACCAGATAATGGTGTAGTTGCTGTTACTGAGGATGTAACGTTAGGAGAGCCACCAATACCATCTACGGGAGATGTTCCTGCAGCATCAGCATAAGGTATAAAAATTGATGTAGAACTGACAAGTTTTCCTTCAGCATCTCCATTAATAATTAAATTTGGAGCTTGAGGAAGTCCAGTAGACGCAGCAGTTAAAATATTTCTTGTAGTAGAATCGCTTGCTGTAAGCGTAACTAATCCTTCAGCGTTACTATTAGATGGAATAGTTAAAGATTGCTGACCAGACAAAGGAATTGCATTTTGACCTTGAACTAAATTTAAAGTAGATTCAACAGAAATTCTGTTACCTCTTAATAAAGTAGAACCTCTAGTTCCTCCTGCTGTACCGGGGTCTAAAATAACATTTCCGCTCCCACCAGCTCCTGAATTATTACCACTACGTAAATTTAATGTTGGAGATTCAAGAACGCTGTTAACACTAGATGTTGTTACATCATTCGTTAATCCTGAAATATTTGTTCCTATTAAAGAACCATTAAAATTTAAATTTCCTTGTAAATGTGCATCTTTAAAACGTAATGAACTAGAACCTAAATCTCTAGAATTTGTTGCTCCAGGCAATAAATCTTGATTAATAGCTACAGGAGATAAAAGATTATCTAAGAATCTAGAAGCTCCGCCTGAACCACCAGAGCTTTGTGTCCATGCAAGATTATCAGTATTTAATGTTAAAATTCCATTACCAAGAAGAACAAATCCTGCAGCAGAATTTATAGTTCCTTGTGTGGCAAAAGTAAAATTACCGCTGGATACTTCAGCAGCAGGAGTTCCATCGGAATCTGCAGCTCTAGTATATTGACCAGCACCATCGTAGACGTAAATACCGTTTTGTTTTAAATCAACTTGATCTTTAACTAATACTCGATCATTAGCTGCTAAAGTAACACCATCAACTACAGTAGCTGCGCCTGTGAATCTTCCGTTACTAGGAGTAGCAGCATAAGAACCGCCAAGAGAAGCAGTAGTTGCAACACGTACAGCGGCTTTAGGATCAAATCCTGCAGCAATACTGTCTGCGTATTCTTTGTTTACAGCATCGCCAGCAGAAACAGGAGCAGCAACATTAGATACTAATTTATTATTAACATCAATAATTGTAGAAGGATTTAAAAGTAAAGATCCAGAACTTGTAGAAATTGTTAAATTTCCAACAGTTTGACGAGTAAGTGTTTCTGTATTAGTTGTTCCAAAAGGTAAAGAGCTAGAGCCTAAATTTCTTGCACCAGCTCCAGAAGGAAGAAGATCCGCGTTAAGAGAAGTAGTAGTTAAGTTATTTAAAGTTCTAGTAGCAGCATTATTGCCAACAATAACAGCAGCATCTAATTCTGTCTGGATTTCATTTAATGCACCTTGAACATCGGTAGCAACTAAATTACCAGAAGGAGTGTTTGAAATAGCACCAGCACCGTGGGCTCCTACTGTATCATTAATATGCGCTTGAATATCACCATCAAGTTCATTTACAGCAGCTTGAAGATCAGTAGCAGCAATTGTACCTGCAGGTGTATTTGAAATAGCACTTGCAGCATGAGCACCAACTGCATCAGAAATATGATCAGCAATATTTGTAGCATTAGTATTTAATTGTGTCTGTATGCTTGACGTAACACCATCAAGGTATCCAAATTCTGTGTTAGAAACGGAACCATTATGGATTTTAGCAGCGTCGATAGCTGCTCCTACTTTAATATCGGCATTTTCAATATTAGTAATTGTATTTAAATCTGCATCAATTGTTTTATTTGTTAAAGACTGAGTTGCGGCATTTGCTGTCAAAGTGTCAGTAGCATTTGGTAAAGTAAGAGTTTTGTCAGTAGTTTGTGAACCGACTAGTGTTGTTTTAGTATTTGCTGTACCGCCAGGAACAATTTCAATTTGTTTTGGATTTAAAACATTTTCTTCTTTAATTAATAAAGATTTAATAATTGTGAAGGGATTAAAAGCCATGTAAAAATACTCCTTAAATTGCTGTAGATTTTGCTGAGAATTTTAAAATTCCAACATATCCACCAGCACCTAAATCTATTTGTGTAGTTGTGTACGTAAATTGACCTAAGTCATTAATACTAAAAACAATTCCAGCATCACCATTTTTATTTTGTGTCATTTTCCATTTTGTATTTACGGGTGCGCCATTATCATAAATTATGTCCATTTCACCAGTTTCAGCATTACCACTTGGTGTATTTGTAGATGTACGATAAACTGAATATACAATTTTAGCGGATCTAGCTAAAGATGAATCAAATGCTAGTCCTTGGATATTTGTAGGAACTGTGGTGTTATCATTTATGTCAAATGCTGTAGCTAATATATCACCAGGAGCAAGAATAGTATTTAAGACTTCAGTTACTTCACTTGCCCAGTCACTTGCCTCACCACCCCAAGAAGGATCTTCACCTGGATCTGGATAATTAAATGTCTTATTATTGACTATTAATGGTCTACTCAATGAAAATGCTCCTTATAAGGGCTGACAATCTAACTTGTTAATTTTATTGATTTTTACAAAGAACTTGACATATATAGTACACTATGGTAAAGTTATGTAAATATTGAGGAAAAATGAGAAAATATCAACCTATTTCTAATTACAAATACCCTCTGCGTTTTGGATTTGTGTTATGGATGCAGCTAGGTGTAACTTATGTGAAACGCCCGGCTAAACTAGAACGTTGGTGGGTAAAACTAGACGTACTAAATAAGACAGGAAGTGTAATATGCCAAAAGCTATACTAGAATTTAACTTACCAGAAGAAAGAGAAGAATATGAAACTACTTGCAAAGCCGGAGCCATGCACTGTATTTTATGGGAACTAGACATGACATATTTACGATCAGCATTAAAGTATGAATCATCGAGTGATCCTAAACTTGCTGAGTTATTAAAGACACATCCAGAGATTACAGTAGCAGTACTTGAGGCAGTAAGAGAGCAACTATATGAATTATTTAATGAATATGAGGTAAAGTTATGAAAAATATTAAAGTGAAAAAAGATAAAAAAGGTAATTGTTACTTGGACTTAGAGGATTTTGCTGATATTGTAGATATTAGTAAAGTTAAGAAATATACGCTGGAAACTACTATGGATGGTGATACTCACGAGCAATGCTTGATTTTAAAATTTTATGATAAAAAAGGTAATGTAGTTGAAGCAGATGAGAAAGTATAATGCAGTTTTAAGAACAGATTCTAACGCAAAAATGGCTCCTTTTTTGTTTATACAATTAGGAGTAGCTTATTATGGTAGTATATTTTTTCATGGATTATTTATGGATTTTAATGTTTATAATTTACTATATTTTTTGTGTAATGATTTATCGGGAGATAATTTAATATGAAAAAATATAATAACGTATTGAGTAGAGACACGTTTAGAATTTCTAGATTTCTTTCTGACATGACTTATCGCACTAATTATGGATGGTTATTTTGGAAAATAATTAGTACTAGACAAGAAATACACCATATTATAACATCAATAGAGGAAATTTATGATTGATTTACGTGAATATTTGACAGCAAGCGGAGCATATCCAGACAGAGAAAAAAATAAGGAACTTACGCAAGAATATTTGGATAATGCAGCAAAGTTGCTTAAAGCTGTAAATGCTTGTTTGGCTGAGTGCGGGATTGATACAACTAAGCTTAAGGTGAGTTCAGGATTTAGACCAAGTGCTGTAAATGCGCAGATTGCAAATGCTGCTAAGAAGAGCTTGCATACACAGTGCTTAGCTGTGGACATTTTGGATGATAGTAAGCAGAGTATAGCGGGGATACTGAAAGGGAAGCCTGAGGTACTAAAGAAATATGAGCTGTGGTTGGAAAATCCTGATTTTACTAAAGGTAAGGTCACGACGTGGGTTCACCTTGACTTAGGTGTGAGAACTGATAGAAAGAGTAGGATGTTTAATCCTTAATCCTTTTTGGATATGGTTTAGGTATCCATTGCTTATTAATTTTATTTTTACCATAATTTAATAATAATGCATACTTGTGTTTGGACAATTGTTGTACTTTTTCACATTCTTTCATCTTTTCTTTAGCATAATCTTTTATGATTTGAGGGATTTTAGCTACGTCTTGAAACCCATTTGCCTTACACCATTCTGATTTCCATTCAATGTTTAACTCCTTAGCCCATTTTTTCATAGCAGAAGTTCTAGTAAAATATCTAGATCCTTTCACTCTACCATCAGCTAATTTATAGTAAACCGACGCACCAAATCCTTGCCCTAAGTAATCAAAATTACAAGCTTGATAGATAGTTCCTATTTCACCAGCTTCAACGTCAGAATAAGCAGTAAAAATTCTTTTTTCTGTATTTCTAACCATCCATCTACAAGCAAACATAACTAATTTACTATTTAAATTTTTAGGAGCCCAACTAGATACCGCTCCTCTTTGGATCAAAGCCTCTTCCTTACCAAAATGGTATGAATTAGGTTCGGATACCATAACAACCCCAGCCAAATCGTCCTTATATCTAGCGGTAAATACCCACTTAACCCCAAATCCAATTGTACCTAACCATTCATATTTTTGAATAAATTTTCTATGCTCTAATGAAAGCTTTTCTATAGAAAGAATGAAATCAGAAGGAGTTAAATTAAAATTAAATCCACTTTTAATATCATTATCTAAGTTTTTATCTCTTTGAAATTTTTGCCAACACACTTCAATTTTATTATTCTTTTTAAAATTTTCCATACAGTCTAATGGGCGTAAATTTTTATAATGTGAAAGCTGATATAGATGGTTTTCTGTTTTGCCAGCAGACAAAGGGATTATGTGGTCTATATTCCAAACAGTTCCGTAATTTTCCCAATTCATATTAGATTTAAATTGAGATTCTATGTGTTTAATTAGTTCATCTTTAGAACATCCTATATAATCATTAAGTTTTTGGGTTTTAATGATATCTTTATTTCTTAATACTTCACCAAGTCTTTTTCTTAAATTAATACCTAGTCTAAACAACGGGTCTACTTTTTTACGATTTCTAGTATATTCATTAATTTTATTTCTATTTTCTTTACGATACTCTGATCTTTTTTTAGAAAGAAACTCTTTATTGTGTTCTTTATATTGCTTGCCGTTTTCTAATTCAATATGTTTATTTTTTTCGTAATATTGTTTTCTATATAGAGACTTAGCTTCTTTGTTTATATTTTGAAGAATGTTTTCTTTATTATTAGAATAATAATTTTTTGCATTATTTTTAACTTTATCGGAATTAAAACTATAATATTGTTTATCTATACTTGATTTACATTCTTTACATTGAGGATACTTGCCGTCTTTAGACCTTTTTAAATTAGGAAATAAATCTAAAGTTTTTTCTAAATTACATTTACTACATTTTTTTGTCACTGAAAAACTCCTATGTAAATTATTATCTCTAAAAAATACATAAAAGTCAAGGATAATCTCTAAAAAATACAAGTAATTAAAAAATAAAAAACCCCGGGCTTCCCCAGGGCTCTCTACTTGCTATCTATATGATATTATTAAGCAATATTAAGAATCAAAACGTTCTTACCAGGAGCATGACTAAAAACGCACTGATCCGTGTAGCAACGCAGCTCATATGCCGCGGCATTTTCTACATCGCGGAAAAACTCATCACCACGACCAGGTCGTCGGAAAGTAACCTCAGTAGAACCGATACGTAACCACTCGTCCATTGACAATACGTAAGCAAAGCCACGCTTGCAATAGATTGAAGGAACGATTTCAATCATACCATTCTGACCGTGGAACTTGATTTCTTTAGAACCATTTTCCATCTTAGCAGGAGAGTAAGAAGAATCGTACATTCGGAGAGCAGCTTGGTCTGTCAAAAGATCAGCCCATACGTCTGGATTTACGATAACTTTAACATCAGAATCCAAACCTTTTTCAACAGCTTTAGCAACTGCCTCTTGAAGTTTTTGGAAAGACAAAGGAGCAGCTCCTGCGTCGTATGTGTTACCCTTCCAGAGAGAGTATTCAGAAGCATTGATACCAAACAAAAGACCAGTGTTAGTGATGATTTTGTGAATACCAGCAAATTGCTTTCCGAAAGCGCCTTTGTGATAAATTACGTCATTCAAAGCAATAACTACAGCAGAATCAACAGTGATTGAACGTGTCTCAAAGTTAACAGCAGTTACTGTGCGTAGACGTGAGTTACCACCAACAGAGTCACGGATATCGATAGGCATGTTTTCAGCACCAGCCCAGATTCCAGGAGCCCATTCAGAAGCAGGGATAGCAATAGTTACGCTTGAAGCAGCCGCTGCAAGAGTAGCATATCCAACTTGTCCATAAAGCATTTCAATTTCAAGCTTCTTAGTTACTGATCGGAGCATGTTTCCAACTAGGAACTTAGTAGCAGATTTAAAAGCTTTAGCTCCGCCTTCAGCAGATCGTGAAGCAGAAGCATAACCAAGTAATGATTTCAAAAGTAACTGAGAAGATTTAACTTCAGCATTTTTGATTTGACCAGCAACTGCGTCTTGCAAAGTAAATGCATCTTCAGTAGGACCAGCAAAAGTAACGCCATGTTCCATTCCAAGAACTACGGGTTGGTTATAAGCTTGACCGATGCTGTCTCTTTTAGAGAAATCGATCATTGTTAATAGTTTTACGCCATCGGGGATTAAGTCTTGCAGTTGATCTGCATAAACTTGTTTGAATAGACCATTTAATGTGTCTAGTGTATTTGCTACAGCCATTTTATTTTCCTTTTATAGTTTTTTATATTTTATTTAGTGAATTTTTAAATATTACTTTTATAATCTTGGTATCATTAAATCCTTTTACGGGTATTAATGAATCTTAAAAATTACTTATAAATTTATTCCTTCGATTTAACTTGTTAATTTATATACTTAGCTAGTGTACTATTTAGAAATAATTCCACCAATACGCTTGCCTTGTCTACTAGGTTTAGCTTCTTTCTTAAACTGAATGCCAGTAAGCTTACATAATACACTTTTGGCTTTCTTTTTAAGTCCGGCTAAACTTTTTGACTTACCATTAGCAACTTCATATCCAACATGATTTGTAATACTAAAGCTGCCTTCTTCTTTATTTAATTTTATTTGCATCATTCCATGAGGAGTAAGGATCTGTTTAGAGATCCCCGAGTCTTCATATCTGATTCTTGTATGATGTACTTTCATATTATCTCCGTTTAGTCATCTCTTAAAAATGATTTTAAACTTTTCTTAGGTCTTTCAACATCTTCTTGGATTTTGCTAGAGCCTGTATCTTTAATAGAACTAGCACTTGTCTTAGGTGCATTTGGACGTGAACCTAAACGCTTCTTTCTAACTCTATCCAAATTGTGCTTACCAACTAATTCTTCTAATAAATCTTCAGCAGATGTATCAAAGTAAGAACGTAATTCTTCTTGCCACTCTTTTTCTACAACAGGAATAACATCACGTACAGTTACGTCATTATATCCATTTTCCATAGCATGAAGCATAGTTTGAGCAATACGTTTAATTACTCTAGGGTTACCTTTAGGAAGCTTTGATTTAGCATCATTAAGTCCAGATTCAATCTCATTTTCAATTTCAGCAGCATATTGATTTCTGAGCTTTTCCATTTGCATCTGTTGTTTTTCTTCTTCAGCACGTTTTTTTTCATTGCGAAGCTCTTCAAGCTCTTTTTGCATTTTTTCACGTTCAACTTGCTCTGGAGATTTCTCAAGTTCTTTAATCTTGCGCTCCATTAATTTTACAGCAAATTCTTCAGGATTCATTCCAAGTTGAGCTAATGCTTTTTCTGCGGATTCATCACCAGAAGTTAGTTGTTGAATAAAGCCTTCTACTGTATTTTTTAATGATGCATATTCTTTAGCGCGTTTATCAAAAGCTCTGCCTTTTTGAATGTGTCTTTTTAATTCTTCATCATTAGACAAATCCAAATCAATAGTCTCTTCAACACCATCAATTTTAATCTTTAGTTGTTTTTTTAAAGATTGTGCTTCTTTTTTAGTAATTTCACCTGAAGCTTCAGCTTGATCGATTGCATCAGCTTGTGCTTCTACAGGCGCAGAGCCTGTATCTAGTGATTCTACTGCTTGACCAGTCGATTCAACTGGTGCTGTTTCCGCAGCTACTGCTGCTGGTTGTGCGTCTGACATATATTCTCCTTGTTATATACCGTCTCTTAATTGAGATAGGTAGTTTTAAATAGTGTCAATTTTATATAATTTAATTACTTACCGAGTAAAGCCCTCAATTTAGCAGCACGTAAATTAGCTTCAGAATCTGGTTCTTCAAATTCCCCAATTTGCTCCAAATCTTCTAATTGTTTCATTTGTTGCATTTTATATGCATCATTTAATCTACTATCTGCTTCTTCTAAACTCATTGGATTTTTGCTTTTTCCATAGTCTCCAGACATATAGTTAGTGCCATATGGAGGAGGAGTGGTTCGTTCAATATTTTTAATAGGTTTTCTTTGTTCTATTTCTGATCCACCAAATATTTGTTTTAAATTGTGCAATCCTTGCATTTCATCGTATGCATTAGCCATACCTTGCTCATACTCAGTTGCAGGTTCTGTAGCTTCCTTTACTGCCTTGTAAGCTTTTTTTAATAGTGGAAATCTTTCATCAGCCATTTATTATCCTTTAAATAGTTTAAGTACTTTGTTAAACTTAGGAGCTTCAGTAGGTACATAAGATGGAGCAAATTGTGGATACTTCTCTATCATCTTTTGTTTTTGTTGCTCATTTTTAGTTTCATTTAATGTATTAAAAATATAATTTTTTTCTTGTTCTGACATAGTAGAAAGCATGTCACTAAAGCCCATATCTCCACCATAAAGCTCGGCTTCTTGTAATCTTCTAAAAAGAACTCCAGGAGACTTATCTTTATTACTATTTAAAACAATCTCACGCATTACATCTACGTCTTTATCTTCATTTAAATATTGTCTAATATTAGGTCCAAGAAGTTCTGGACTATTATAAACCATAGATAATAGAGCAGCTTGTTGTTGCTCATTTAAGTTTTTTTGAGGAAAAGAACGTTCTTTAATGTTATTTAAAAGATCATACTTTTCATTAAGAACTTTATCCATAGCTGAATCTAAATCTTTTTGTGGTACGGAAGTTTCACCTGTTCTAATTTTTTCAGTATCATATCCTAAATTAGCAAAAGCGTTTTTAGTTGCAGGACTTCGCAAAGCCATCCCTGAACCAATAGTGTCAATACCTTTGCTATCTTGATGCACTTCATTTAAAGAGCCTTCAAATTCCTTTAGTTTTTCTTTAGCTAAAGCTTTAACCTTATCCAACAGAAATCCCTCCACTAGATGCTAAAACTTGTTCTGGTGTAGTCGGTTGAGGAATTCCATTTATTGCTGGAGGTTGAGCAGGTTGAGGAATATTTACATTAAGTTGAGCTTGAGGATCAAGTTGTTGTGATGCATCAAGTGCCTGGGGAATAGCTTGTCCTGTCATACTAGCATCTGGTACATTTTGTTGCGGTTGATTTGCTGGCATTCCGCCTACGGGAGCTAAAGGTTGTTGATTATTAATAGTTAAATAATCTGGATTGCTTTCAGGCTTTGGTGCCATACTTGAACCATTAAGTAAAGCAATATGCTCATTAATATGAGTCAAAGTTCTTTGTACTAATTCAGGGTCAAAACGCATTTCAGGATCAGCAAGAACTGCAGAATGTTCTTTAATATGAAGATTATGGTCATCAGTAAAGATTGCAATTACTGGTTTACCTTCAATTAAAAATTCATTTTCACCTTTAACTAAAAATAATTGTGCTTGCTCATCTTCAGTCATAACATCCAGATTTCCTGTGTTCATAACAGAAAAATATTGTTGTGGAGTTTTAATTAAACCCATTTGTAATAACTGTTCTGCCATTTCAACACGTCCAGCAGTAGTACGTGAAAGTGCGTTACCAAGCTCAACAACAACTCTGTTGATTGAAGATAAATCATCTCCAGTAAACTCTTTCATGTATGTACGATTAGATTTACCAACAATAGCCGCCATTCTAGGAACTGCAGCGTAGTCTTTAAGAATGTTAATGATACCAGTACCCAAATCTTCAATTAACGCAACGTATGATTGTTGAAGACCAGACATAAATTGCAAAGTCATAGATTGTACTAGAGCAAGAGCGTTACCAGAACGTAAATTAGGATCTGGATTTCCCCGTGCAACAGAGTTTACACCAGAAATAGTTTCCATAGCTTTTTCAAGCATTTGCATGTATTTAAATATTTCTTCTGGAGTTTGTGTTAAGTTTAAAGGTCTGAGCTGACCCTTAGTTTCATCTACTTCGATGTAAGTAAGACCACTTGAAAGTTCAGAAACAGAAATATCTCCACCTTTAGGACCAACAACACTTTGAACACCAAACGCTGTTTGATTAGTAAGTACTGTAGAATGAAGAGCATTTACTGCATCTTGTATTGGTAAAATACCAAAAAGCGGAGAATATCCAAAAGGCGTACCCATAATATTACTAGGAGCAATTCTATATACTGGTAAATTTCTGTATGGCATAGGACTATCCATAAGAACTACGTCATCAGAACAAAACATTAAGTATCTACCTTGTGGCATGCTTTCTGTTTTTTTATGATAAAACTCATATACGGGAACTAAATCTGTATCATCACCAAAGAAAGAATCAAGATAAAGATTAGATAGTTGTGTTTTAGTTTCAAGTTGTTTAATTTTTTCTTCAAGTTCGGGAAATTTTGCTGCAATGTCATATTTATTTTTCCATGACCGAGTTAGAATCCAGTCATGTTTTTGGTCTTCTCTGCTGATGTCAAAAATTACATCAAATGGAGAAAGATTTGAAACTTCAATATCTCCTTCATAAATTTCATTATCTGTTTCTTCTGAATAATCGTAAACTTCACCACTAGTAGCATTCCATTCAATTTTGATATATCCAGAACCTAAAACTATTGCCATTTCTGTGGCAGTTTTAATATAATACTCTAAACGTTTTTCACGCATGTAGTAATCAAGAATTCCATTAGCAAGCTTAGTTTGAGTCATTGATTTATAATCAGTATTTACAGATCTTGCTTGCATTGTAGGTCTAACACTTGTAATCATGTTAAGCATATGTAACGCTAAGTTATTTAAATGATTTACAGCAATATTTACTAGCTCACCTTGCTCACCGGAGAATGTAATAGAATTAGCATTTCCGTTGTCGGTATAGTAAGCTCCATAATAAGCAGCATACATAGCGCGCAATTGATCAAGATAGCCATTGGCATCTAATCCGTTAAACCACATATTAGCTTTTTGAAGAACAATATTAGCGGTTTCTTTACCGTCTTTAGCTGCAAAATATTGATTATCAGACATTTATTGTGTTCTCCCGGATACACTAACTTGTTAAATTAATTGGATTTTCTACGATATGTGGTTCTTGGCTTAAATTGTTCAGACAGATGTTTTTCTATGTCTGTGGTGGGCTCATAAGCTGATTCCTTAAAAAACACGTTATCACGGCTCCCAAGTCCTTGATATCTATAACCTTTTGGAAAAGGATTGTGTGTAAAGCTCACGTTTCTTACTAAATAGATAAAAGCGTCTAAGGCATCGTAGTGATGTCCGCTAACTCTAGCGTAATCTTTTTTATTAGGTCCCCACGTAGCAAGCTTTATATGGTCTATTAAATGAACACATTTAGGGTTAATTTTGATTTGACCCTCGTCTATCATCATTCTGACCTGATTAATAGCTGCGTCCTTGTTTTGCTTCTCAGTAGGGCTAAAATAGATGCCATGTAGCTTAGCTAAGTCATTGATAACTAAAAGGTTATTGTCTGATACCCTTAAATAAGGCTTATCCTGCTCACCAGTCAAAGGACTAGTCCAAAGCTTAGATTCTTTTATTTGGATTTCATCAGCAAGTTTTTTAGTGGTAAGCTCTGGTCCATTTATAATAACTTCATCTTGGACTACAAGGACTGCATTTTCAAAATCATAATAAGCAAATAGTACAGCAGTTAAGTCTTTAAATCCTATATCCATAGAAACGTATTTGTCGCAAAAATTAGGCATACGCCAATCAGACACTACATCCTCTTCATGTCTAGAAAATTCAGGGACAACGGATTTATCGCTATCTGAAATAAGTTGACATAAAAACTCAGTTTTAAATGCATCTGAGTCTACTCCACCAGGAATACCTAAGATAATCTCTTCAATAATCTCTGGGGTAATGTGTGGAGAGTCAGACCTTTTGCTATCTTCAAGTCCATCGTATAAAGTCTTAACTATCATACGCTTATCACTAGCTGCCATTTTCATCTGTTGGATAAATTCATGATTTGGATTGTCGGGGGTTGTAGAGGAAAGAATGATTCTACCTTTTGTAAGTAAAGTAGTAGGAATAAGAATGGATGAAATGATGTGATTTAGATCAGAGCAAAATCCAGCCTCATCCACTAGACAAAGGTCGGCATCTCCTCCACGCAACTTCTCATAATTACCATTATCTGTTCCTGCTAACTGGATTTCTGAGCCATTAGCAAAAACATACATGTTATCTTGAGTTTTAAACGTAGGGATTAATTCATTTGGACAGTCTTCTAATATTTTTTGCATTACAGGCTTAATTACTTTCCTAGCCCATCCAGTTTCAGGAAGTACAAATTTAACTGTTGATTTTTTTTTAAGACAAACTTCAATTGCTATCAATAGTAAAAGCCAGGATTTACCTAGCCGTCGAGAGCAATTAAAGATTATAGTTTTATCTTTTTTACCGTGGAAAAAATCATACATATCCTTTTGAGAAGGATGTAATTTCCACTCTAGTATACCTTCACGCCAGAGTTGTTCCCTGGCTTTCTTTTGAATCTCTTTTTCTTTAAGAGAGATTCCCTTTTTATTCATCTTGGTCTACTACTTGAATCTTTTTAGCTGCAATTTTAATTAATTCTTTTTTATCTTGTGGTAATTTAACTGTGTCAATAATCCCAGTTTCTTTACCTTGTGCTAATCTTTTATTTTTTACTAATAAATCGTATATGCGCACTTCTTCTAGACTTAATGGTCTAATTTGTGCTGCTTCTTTAAGGCGCTCTAATTGCTTTAATGCAATCATTTCCTCATCTGTTACTTCATTAAAAACAGGGGAATAGGAAGATACTGTATGTTTTAGTATATCTTCTAAGTGTTGAATATGTTTAGTTTTTTCTGATAATTGTTGTTTTAAATTAATAATCTCTTGAGCTAAAGAGACATTGTCCTGTTCAAATTTTTCTACAACTGTAGTTTGAACAAATTTTTCAGCAAGTTCATGAATTGTTGCTACTTCTGTCTTAGAAGTATCTTTTTGTTTTTTGCTCATTTGGTTGTGGACCTCTCTGAATCACTTTGTCCATTTTTAATGCAGAAATAGATTTTTCTAATTCTTCCAACCGAATGTTAACTTCGTCTGACTTTTTAACTACTCCAGCCTCAATAAATTGTTTATATGCAATATAAGCAACAACTGAGATTAGAGCTAAAGCGTCACCAATAGATGCGCCTAATATGGCAAGTCTTATTGAAAAAATCAAAAACGCCATCTCTGGTAGTTTTGATAAGAATTCATTCATCTTATTCATATATTACCTTTTCTTTAGTAAAAACAATGATTTGTACGTCATGGCCTATATTTATATTGTGGAAACACCACTATGCCGTTTGTATGAAATCAAAGGTTTACAGTCTAACTTGTTAATCTTCTTGCTTTTATACCCAAGATGTGCTATGCTACTAATATGTTTAAAGAAATTAGATTAAATAAAAGTGTATTAAACGATATAGACGCTTTGGCTGAAGCTTATAATAGAAGAAACAAAACTTTATTTAAGCAATGTCTTTTTTCTCTTGAAATGGATTTAGCCGCGTACTACAATGAGACTAAGAAAAAACATCAAGCAGAAGACGCGCTAATTAAATGGTATGAAAAGTTATGGGAACTATGAAAAGATATCAAAAAATAGAGGTAGACACTCCTGGTATATTAGCTAAAAAATACCCATTTTTTAGGGATAACTTTTTTATTAAATATACTACTAAATTAGTTGATACTGTAGATATTCTTAGAGAAGATGAATTTTTTAATTTAGGAGATTATTTGTGTTAAATAAATATTTAGAAATTGTTACTGATGTTAAAACCAATACATTTAAAAATATTATTAGAGATACTTTACATTGGATTAGTCTTCCAATTAAACTATTACTTATTGGATGTTTAGGCATCTACGGTATTTTATACAATAAATTTAAATATAAAAAACGTCCTCCTGTCGCTAGGCGTTTAAATAAAACGCAAAAGACTCAACGGATGCAAAAAATCCTTAAATTTCTTCCTGTACTTAAGAATGAATTCTATGAGCTATACTTACCTAGAAATAAGCTTATTGATGTTTTAAACGGAGCAAACCACAGTCCGGACCATCAGCTATTGAGACATGGTCAGTATGTATTTTTAATGTCTAAACTAGGCAAAAGAAATGCTCAGATGGATTATGCTCTTACTCAGTGTATGCAAGGTAACTACTTAGCTCGCGGCTACAAGTGGGATTACACAGAGAATAAATTTATATTTAATATGAAATCTACATCAGGTGATATGCTTTTAGGTTTATCTTTAGCTATGCTTGATACTAATTTACAAAATTCATCTCAAGAACTGCTTCTTGAAAAATATGACCAATTAGTTAGTAATATCATAGAGTTTGATTATTCTATACTTGAAGCACAAGAACCACCAGATGAACCATATAAAACTCTATGGAATAAACGATTAAAAGAAGCTAGTTTAAGACCAGAGGCAGTAAGAATGAAATCCAGTCGGGCAATGTTTCAACCTGGACTAGAAACTGTAGGAGCACAAGCTTTAACAATTCTGGCAGCACTTAAAACTAACGCTAAAAAGAATAAATCCAAAAGCAGTGAAAAAGAATATTGGAATCTTTTCTATAAAAAAGGTTATTCATTGTTATCATTATTACCTACCGCATATTTACCAGATAGACGTGGATATTTCAATGATGCCAATTGTGTTCATGCGCTTTACATCCTTTTAAAGCTTGCTGACACTAAGGTTGAAAAGTTTGTGTATAGATTTGCGCTTAGATATATCTTTAACTTAAGTAAATCCTGGTATAACTTGTATTTTGTTGGATTAATTAAAGAAGTAGCACCAGACATGATTACCGCTAAGTACTTAGAAGAAGCTAAAGAATATATGTATGAAGAAGATCCATTAACCTGGACCTATGATAATTCTATTGGACTTAAAACTAATACAACTCCAATTCCTCTAGGATTACTAAAGCACTCAGAATTTGCTTATGGAGATAAATTAGACCAATACAATCAATTAAATACAGGAGATAGAGTATTTAGTGGTTTAAGTGAGCTTGCAGTTATGGTACTATTAGAAGATGAGATATATGAAAATATTACTAATCCTAAGTCTTTTAACTAGTATTTGCAATGCTCAAACTTATACAGAAGAGCAGATGCAAAAAAAAACTATTGATGCTGTTGCTAAATTTTATGGAGTAGATGCTTTAGGAGAAGAAGTTTTTAGAAGAATCCAAAAAGAAATATTACCTAAACAGTATGAAAAGTATATACCTTTTTTTGGAACAATGTATAGCGTAATTGTTGATAAAAGAATAACATATAAAATGGAGTTTTAATGGGATTTAAAATAAGCGCAAGTGATGTAAAAGAAATTACTGAGTATTTAACTAAGAAATGTCCAGGGAGTAGTGTAGATATATACATCGAACCTAATGAATCTAAACTAACACTTAAAGCTAGTAATTTAAAAAGTGAATTTGTAACAATACACGTACACCCCGAATCTGTAAGTAAATTTCCAGAATTGACTAAATCAGTGAGGTTAAAAGATGACGTATAGAATTAAAATTCTAAGATTAGATGGATCTTTTATTGAATCAGATATAAATAAAGTTTTTGATTTTATGTCAATGACTGGCTATTATGTTAATCCTAGTATTATAAATACTAAGTTTGTAAACGTATCATTTAGTAAAACAAGTGGAGATATTGAAGAAGTAATTTACCAGGAGGTAAAGCTTGAAAACTGAACTATCAACAGAACGTCAACAAGAATTAATTCAAGCTTTAACTGAAATTGTAGAAGAGCTTGGGTGGATTATTGGTATTCCTATTGTTGAATCTGAAGAAGACAACGTGCATGGTCTTATCGTTGGAACAGAACAATTCGTTATGGATGCCGTAGAAAGTACTGGCATGGAAGTAGAAAAAATTGAATCAATAGAAGATAGTAATGATAAAAAAAATAAAACAAATTTACACTAATTTAGTAGATTTATTTGATTTATGTAAGCATAAATTTAAAATAACTGAAATACATTTTTATTCTTTTAAAAATAAAAGGATAACAAAAATTACAAGTCATTGTTGTTATTGTAATAAAGAAATTAGAAAATATGAGGATACATTTTGATAAATTTATTATTATTTACTGTATTATCTGCTACTTGTAAACCAATGAAAACTAACGTTAGTCCTCCTTGGTCTAAGGAAGACATTGCTGGATTTTCGGAACTAAAAATGTATTGTATAGGAATAAGAAAACCTTGTGTTGTTGAATTTTTTAAAACAATAAAAGGATCTTATCGAGGAGCTTGCTCTGTTCCAGAACTAGATAGCAAATAGCTACAAACTGCAATAAATCCATAATTCTTTTTATAGATATTTTTTTAGTTAATTTTTTAGGTGCTTCTTTAGCTGTAATTCTAGCCATTTTTTTACCTTATAAATCTTTTTTAGTTATATCTAAAAACTCTACATCATTTTTAAGTCGAATAAAACTATCGTAAATACCCAAGTGATTAAAATAAAATATATCAGAATAAGTTTTACTAAATCTTGTAATTTCAACTTCCATTTTATAAGTTAATTCACCAGTCAGAAATGCAGGAGCCAAAGCCGACTCAGGTGAACTTGCTGTAAACTTATTTTGATTAACTGCTGTTCCTGATGTTGTTACAAGCAAAGTTTCTGTCCAATTATCAGTAACATCTATTGAGTATATTTTAAATGTACAACTAGCAATTGTTTTAGCCGTTTTACCTCTAAAAAGAGAGCCTACCATTTGTACACCATTAAATGTGTTTGAATTAAATCGCAACCAGGCTTTTACTCGATACTCTTTATTTTGTGGTCTTTCAAAACTAATTTTTGTTATAATAGAATTATATGCAGCATTTGGTGTAATAACTTTTTTATTATTAAATGACAACTTAAGTGGTTGTATATATTCATTATTAGTAAGCATCATTACTCTTCTACTAGCCATTAGTCGGCCACCGTGATACCAATTGCGCCTTTTCTTACTGCACCATCTGCTGTTATGTTAAATAGTACAGTATAATGCGTCAAGTCTGTTAAAGCTGTTGCTAATACTGGAGTTGTTTTATATAGACCATTAACGTCTGCAATAATTCCCGATTGAGATATTCCTAAAGCTGTTCCTTCTTTGTTATAAACTGCGTAAGAAGCAGTTCCTAAATTACTACTAATCTGTTCTCCATTTTTAGTAATCCAAATAGTAGCTTGTAACTGATTTGCTGCATCAATAGAGAACACTGCTCTTGGTTCATATTGCTGACCAGCTTCAGCATAGCTGATTGGTAGATTATAAACAATAGCAATACCATCAACATAAATAGTTACTTTAACTGTGTAAAATGTATTATCTAAACTTAAAACAGAATTTACAGGAGTAATTTCGTAAAATCCCTCAGCGTCTGCTGTAATATTATTTTGAGCCATGCTAGGCACAAGATTACCGTTTTGATCGTAAATTACATAACTAGCTAACCCTAATCTACTAGGATTATTTATAACGCCATCATTATCATTAACCCAAAAACTAGCAATAAGTTGATTGTTTGTATTTACTGCAAATACTCCATTGATTTCTGCATTTGTTGCTCCGGTAATCCCAGGAGTTGTTTGAAAGAAATTTATTGTATTGTTATCTCTATTGCCAATAGAATCTACCGCTCTAACTCCAACATAATATCTAACTCCAGATAGCAAAAGAGTTCCATTAGCTAAAGAAAATATATCTGCTTGTAAGTTAGGAGTAATAAATGCAATATTTACAACATTAAATAAATTTAAACTTGTTTCTGCTTGTACATAAACTTCGTATTTGATAGGAGACGATAGATCGGTAGCTGCTGCCCAAGACGCTCTAAGTTGACCTAAAGCCCCTCTAGTAAGAAAGGTAATTCCTCCAAAAATGGGTGGAGTTAGATCTACAATACAAGCCTGTGAGGAGGGCTGAAACGCTCCTCCTGTCACAAGCTGGTTACCAAATATAGCACCAAGGGTTGTACCTTGTACGATAGCCCCCCCGGCAAAAAGTAAATTAGACATTAGCTATCCTTTAAACTCGGACGAATATCTGTTCCTGGAGGACTTGTAAATGTGTATCTTACAAGCGTTCCAACTGTGTTTGGAATTGTTCCAAGAGCAATCCATGTTGTTCCACCATCTGTAGAATACTGGAAATTAGAAGGATTTGTTGTAATTGTTTGACTTACAAGAATTAATCCACTAAGATCGGCTGCTTGAAACTTAAGTGTAGACGGCACAGACGTTACATATGTTTGTTTTAAACGGAACCCAATACGAGTTGGAGAACCAGAAGAAGAGTCATCGTAGCTATATTCCCAGTTATCAGATAAATCTTCCTGTGCTTCATACCCAATAAAAATATCAGAAATCTGAACATGGCTAGTTCTGTCAAAAGAAAAAGTTTTAAATGATAATTTAAATTGAATTTTATCTGCTACAGGAATAGACAGCTCCTGATCAGGGTCTAATTCTAACCAACCTCCTGAAATAGAAGCAAATCCACTGGTTCTATATTCAACTTTAACCTCTCCTCCAGTTTTTACAAGCTCTTTCATAACTTGAATGTTTTTTAAAACAGCATTGTCTGGAAAATCTACGACTTTAGAAACAATATAACTTTGATCTGCAAGTGTATCCGATCTTAAATCTGCTGCAAAAACACCTCTTTGTCCTACTGCTGAAGATAGAGCAAACAACCAACCTGCGTGATTTGTGAAGTTAATATATTGCAATGCTGGTCTTAGCTCATATGCCTCTCTAGTAGTTGTTTCATAAAAATCCATACACATATCACCAAAAAGAGCTGTTAATTTATTATTTTCAACCTTCTTAAGCATAAACCTATATGCGTTAGTTGAGGTTTGACCAATCAACACAATGGCATGATCAAGAGAATCTGACCATGAGGCACTTAACACAATCGGAGTAACAATCTGAGAAGGCAGTCCTAGCATATTAGACGTGGTCAATGAAGGCCATGTGGTTGCACCAGCAGTAAGCTCGTCAAGTCTTCCGAGGTAAAGGTTTGAAGATGTCGCAAAGAAAGCACATTTTTGACCATTAAGAAGTGGTCCGTTGAGTGGAGCATTTACGGGTGTAGCAATTGCTTCAACGTCAGTTGAGGCAAGTAGAGTACCAGTTATAGCTGGCATGATGCTTGTTTGATGTAACCACTGAGAGTCAGTGTAACCAAAAGACTTGCCGACTGTTACGCCTGTTGCGCTACCAACAACGGTAATTGAAGCACCGCCTGCTGTTGCAGAGAGTTCAAAATCATTGACTGTCAAATTACGAACAAAATAAGTCGTATTGAGAGCAAAAGCCACTGGCAACGATCCAGCTAAAAACTTAATTGGTTCGTTTTCAGTTAATCCATGAGCATTGATTTGGATTTTTCCTGGAGTTCCAGCCACAATAGCCGCTGTCTGAGTTGAATAAGTTGGCGCAACCGATGTGTCTCGTACAAAGTATTGTGGATTGGCGGCTGTTCCTACGTGCGTATAAAGCCTGTTTGCTGCAACGTCGATGATAGCACCAAAGGCATCAATCTCTTGATTTAGTGGTTGCATGACAACAGAAGTTGGACCAGCAGCAGCGCCAATTGAAGCGCCGTTAAATGAAGCTGACAGTTCAAAGTCATTGGCGGAGGCATTTCTCACGAAATACTTAACGTTAATTGCGAATGTTGAAGTTGTCCAAGCAGAACCAACTTGCGATGTAAAATAGACTTGATCGTTGTTTTGAAAACCATGACCAACAAAGTTAAATTTTACTGGAGTTCCCAGAGTAATAGTCATTGATCTTGAATTTAATGATGCAAGTTTCCCAAGCTGATAAACAGCTTTTTGGTTGTTACCTGTTGCAAATGGAATGACGGGTGGAGAAACCTGCGAAAAATCCGCTCGTGCAATGTTGTTCGCAAGCAATACACCTGATCCACCGACTAATAAAGTACCGGTCGCAATAATGTAAATTTTCCATCCTGAAGTTCCGTTATCAATTACTTTAATCGAACGAATAGTGTGAACAATCGCAGGGGATGAAGGAACAGAAATATTGATACGACCAACATAGGTATGAACGCCTGTAGTTTGGTTGATTTCATAACAAACAACAGGAATGGCACCAGCGGCAATGGCACCGATCATAAAGATTCGTCCATTATCAGTCGCAAACAATGTGGTCGTAGGTGTGAATGCGCCAGCAGTATCAGAAAACACATCAAGAAATCGAGTGGGTGATGGTCCCAGCACTGGCTTGGAGTCAATTGTTCTCTGGGTTACACGACCTTGAGTTGTGGTTCTCGTTTGGTCATACGTCCCATTAACACTTTCCAATAATTTTACATCTAGCAATTTCATTTTATTCTCCTTAAACTATAGTCCAAGTTTCATTATCGCGCCTATAATTATTTCCAACTAATGTATAAGAAAAAACTCTTTGAACAGTAGTTCCTAAAAACGTAGCACTGATATAATTTACTTGTATAATTCTTTGATTTTTTGTACCAAAATCTGCATAAATAAAATTAGCAATTCTATCATGAGCATCTAAAATTTGTAAACGCAGATTATTAACAATACCGTATTTAGTTCCAGTAGCAGTTCCATTAATACTTCCAACTAATTGGACATTGTCTGGATTTGTATTAGTAAAAGCATTTAATTCTACATTAGCTACTAGAGGACCAATGTCACTAGCTAAAGTAACGCTTATTGAATTAGCAGCAGTTTGTTGTCCAAGAGAAGGAAGCTTAGAATCAATAGATTGTAATTCAGTTAATATACCAGAACTATTTACTTCGGTTACAGAAGAACCACTTACGTCAACTTTATCTTGAGTAAACTGTAAATTTCTAATATCTAAATCGGTAGCCTGAACTGTAACGGTTCCTTGTATTCCTACGTTAGAACCAGTAATATCTACTTTGTCCGTAGAAAATTGTAAATTTCTAATATCTAAATCTGTTGCAGTTACTATAGAATTAATACTTCCATCGGCGTTGATTGCTAAATCATCAGTTCCGTCAGTAATTTTAACTTCACTAGTTCCCACTAAATTTACATTTAGACTACCGTCTGGATTTACTGAAGCAGTATTAGTACCATCTGAGATGGCAATATTATCACCATCTGCTGCACTAATTTCTACCTGGAGCCCACCTCCAGCAATCTGTACATTGATGCTTCCATCAGGATTAACGGCCAATTCATCGCCGTCAGCGTCCTTAATTATTACGTCACCAATAGTTGCACTTAGCGTTGCATCTACTCTAAGTCTTTGATTAGGCTCATCATAAGCCTGTTTAAGAACTTGGTTAGCATCTAGTTTTGTATTAATACCAGCCAATTACACCTCACTTCCTAACTTGTTAATATACCTTGCTTTTATATTTAATTCGTTGTATTATATACTTACCATGGATAAAAAAACTCGGTCAATGGGTAAGATTTTATTAGATTTAGAGTGTATTATTGATGAAATGTGTATAAACCAGGAATTACAACTAGGTGATATACTGGCTTTAGTAAAAGCACACATTGAAGTACATAATCCCGAATCTATTGAAGAATATCTTGACGGATCTAAACCTTTATATTATTATGGACCAAAGGAAGGTATATATGGAAAAAGAAAAAAGAATAGAGTATAGATTAGAATATCTTATGCCTAAAGAAGATTCCAGTTCAATGTGGGATGTGCGCTTTTTTGACAATGTCAATGAAGCTTATGGTTTTATCACATTGAATCAATTGTATAATTTTACTTTAGTTAAAGAAGAACTTATTGCACAAAGACGTGACCGTGGATAAAGAGTATGTGTACTATTTTCCATTAACGGATCATATTAGTTTTGTGCCAAAAAAAATACATAATAGCTTTGCTATTTGGCTTATTAATAAACACTCGGCTAAAATCGATGATTTTTGGTGGGAAGAAAAAACAAGAGAAACAATGGTTAATGAATTGCTAACTAATTTTGAAAAAGAAATTGTTTTTTTAGGAGAACTATAATGCAATTATTAAAGACTAAATCCGGACTAAACTTAAAAGTAGTAAGTATATTAGGTATTCCTAAAACAATAGGTAAGCCTGATATTATTTTTGTATGTATTGATAAAGATTATAAAGTAGTTACAATAACAATTGATGAAATTGAAACATTGGGGAAATAAATGAGTAAACAAATAGCAGAATTAAGAAAAAACTTTGTATCCAATATGAATAAAAAAGCAAAAGATGAATTAAAAACTAATCCAAAGTTAAAGTTAATGGCTAATGATATAAAATCACATTTTAAAACAAACTCATGGGATTTGTCTTACGACATTTATTTAGCCGAATCAGGATTAAAGTCTTTTGTTTTTAATCAATTTTTATTACTATTAAATATGAAAATCTATTTTAATAAAGCGACAGGAACTGTCGTTTTTAGGAAAAACAAAAATGGACAAAAAAGAGCCAAGTAAATGTAATCATTGTAATAGTTTAGATATCGCTAAACAAGTATGGGGTAGGTCTGAGTTTTGGTTCTGTAGGTCTTGTAAGAAAGAGCCCACATATACAGAACCTGAAGTTGCGCCTACTCTTTTTGGTGGATCAAACTGGGACCCTAAACAATATGGATTTAGTCCGTATACTAGTTCTAGTGATGCTTATTATTTTGATGATAGCACCGATAGCAGTATGGATTGTGTTATAAATTTACCTAAAGGATTTACAATAGATATTAGTAAATATTTTAAAGGTAACTAATTACTTTTTAAATAGTTTTTTAAATCTACCACTAGCTTTAGCAAAAGCTTTTTTCTCAGGATAGTCTTTACTTCCTGGTTTAGCTTTAGGTTCACCACGTTCACGCTTAGCTCGGATATTATCCCAGAGACCTTTTTGTGATTTACTACCATCTTCTCTTTTTAACATTTTTTTCATTCGCGCTTCCTTTGACTACTACACAATAGATTTTCTACCGAAAATCACCGCAAGCTCTGCTTGCTAGAGATTTACTTCCTAGACTTATCCCCTACACACTTCCACTTACGTCTGCTTAAATTATTAGGACTATTGGGGTCACTTCTCCAGTCACCTTTAATCTTGTTACTCCTAGCGCAGTAAGCCGCAGCTTTATCTGTGCCCGGCCTAATCCTATCTCCACCGTCAGAAGCTTTACCAGCTTGTCCATAAGATACCTTATTCATCCTACCAGTCTCAGGATTCTTAAACAGCTTACTAAATCTTTTACCTTTGGCCGGGGATTTATCTGACATAATCTTATCTACCTCTAATTAAACTTGTTAACATCATATTTTCCTTGATTAATTTAAATAAAAGTGTATTATATTTAAATGAGAAAGTATAAAAAAACAGTGCTTGTATACGAAGTATTTGAAATTCATACACAATATAGACGCTACATTAGTGATCATATGTACACAACATTAAAAAGTATTAATTTTCTTGAAGTAAGATTAATAGAAGAACTTCTATTAAACCGATTGCTTTGGAATAATAATCTATTTTTATGAGAAAATATCGTAATGTAGAATTTAATAAAGGCTTTGAAATATTAAAAGAATATTTTATGGATGATCCAAGATATGAGATAAGTGAATACATTACTAGATGGACTAAAGATTCTCCTGAAGATTTAAAAAATCCGGGGTGGCTATGGGATAATATTCTAGATAGCACTTTTTTTATAAATAGTGTATTATATATTGACTTGTCCTAAATTATATTTTAAACTAATCCAGAGGTGCATATGGTAGAATTCCAAAACATAGTAAAAACAAAATCCGGCTACAAAGTATTTGTTGAACATTTCCGGGCAGCTAGAAAAATCAATAAAAAAGTAATGCAATACAAAAAGGATGACGGGAAGTTATACACTTTTCAAGAGGGTGAAGAAGCAATTTTTACCGTACCTCAAGAATTATATAAATTTTGTTTAAAAGCTATGAAGGCACATAATTGCCTATACTAATAATTATCGTTGAAAAAAACACTAAAACTACTATATCAGCTCAAACGTATTGATTTATAGGAAAGGAAAAAAATAAGATGAGACCTTGTAAACATTGCGGAACAAACTTAGATGGGGAACTCATTTATCAGACCTTTCTGGATCAAGGTTATACTGAAAAAAAAGCTCTTAGTATTTCTAAAAACTACGCTGGCTGGAAGCAGCACGGATTAGCTAATCGTTGGGGAAGAGAAATCGGACACTATGACTATGAGACAGATAGAACTGCCTACTATAAATGTCCTGATTGTGGAGAAAAAGTGTAATATATGGGCACTATTAAAATATATCCAGACAGTCCACTAAGTAAAAAAGAAACTATAAAGCTAGCTAAGAGCACTGGACTAGATCTAATTGATTATAAGTCTATGTATTCATTAACTAAAATAGGAACTAAGGATAGAAGAGAAGCTTTATATGAAGTTAAAAACCTAGTTATGACTGCATCTAAAGTACAGGTTATTGCTAAAGGCACATCTATTTGGATTTATCTTACTAATGCATTTGGTTGGTTTAGATCCTCCCCTATTGTAAGTTGCATTAAAGTTAAGGGCGGATACCAAATAGAAACAGAAAATTCTTTCTATAAATTAGAAAAATATAAACCTAAAAAAAGGAGAAAATATGCCAAGTCATCAGTGGGGTGATACATGGTTTGAAGAACATGGAGATAAGCTAGATATTGCTATTAGTTATATTATGCGTACATGGAAAACCTATGGTAGAATTGGTACTCATGGAAAAGAAAAGTATGGCACATTCCGCGACCATCCATATTTCTGGGATGGCGGGTTACACTCACTATTGTACCCAGGCTATGTTTGGATAAAGTGGCCTCTTCTTTATAATTTTGATTGGCACGTTACTAAACCTTTTACTAAATACACAGGACTACACAAACTTGGATTATGGTATCAGAAGCAAGTGTATAATTTTGCCATACAACGTATGTGCAAAATCTATCCTGAAATTACCGATGAACTTGTGTCGTCTTTAGATGGTATTGAGTTTGTAAAGCCAGGAATCTTTGGTAATGTATGTGGAAAAACTATCCAAGATAAATACTGGACTAAAGCTTGAAAAAATATAAACCAGTACACATAGGTCAAGTATATGACCAAGTGTATTATCACTACCTCGGCTATATTAGAAAAAATGCTGGGTACATGGTGGAGAATAAAATATCCAAACTATTTATTTCGTTAGTATTTAATTATAAGATATCCAGTGGTGTATTAAAAAATGTTTAGAGATATAAAATTTTTTATAGCTAGTACTCTTATCCATTTTGGATTGGTGTCGCTTATTTTCATCTCCCCTCAGCAGCCTAAATCAATCACCGTTGATTTGCAGGAATTAGGTAGCGGCGATCATCCAAAAGGGGGACTTGAAGAAACCATTATTATTCCTAAAGGAGATAATCCAGGTGAAGCCTGTGTGGATACATTTGGTGGTATAGGTCTTTCTGGATTTCCCTTAATTGAATCTGTATATGAAGGATACCCAGCATTTAAAGCTGGACTTAAAGCCGGGGATGTTATACACTCTAATGAAGAGATCAGGGGTAAGCCTGGTACTAAAGTAGAGATTACAGTAACTAGGGGAGATAAAACTTGGATTATAGTTTTAATTAGAGAAGTGATATGTGTTAAATGAGAAAATATCATAATTATAGTTTATGGTTTAGCTTAAGATACCAGTTAAGTGTACTGTTTTTAAACCAGACAAAATATATAAAATTTCCTGCTTTATCGACAGGTGCACATCATACTGCTCATCAAATAAAATTTAAAGTGAAACATTATATTTATGAAGAAATATAATAGAATATACCTGTACTATAAAAATTTATATCAATGTCGGAGTTTTAATTTTGAAACTACGCATCAAATAGATGTGGTCTTTGACCAAGGATTTTGGCAAATAATGTGTAAATTAAGAAATGAAGCATTATATTATGAAGAAGTATGAGTGCATAAAAATGAGGGGACTAACTCTTAATAAAATAGAAAGCTATAAGTATGAGGTAGATTATAAAACTGAATTGTATATCCACATAATACTAGGACAGTTTCCATATCTTCCTGTGTGGTTTCTTTTTGGTGAAATATGAGAAAATATAAAAATATACATACTGGAGTATCCAGTCATCTTAACTCTGTATTTAAAACGCAAATTGAAGTTTTATTTTATTATAAACTGTCTAAAGAAATTCTTTTACCTTTTGGATTTCAGGTTTATGCTAGAGTGTGTTATGCTTTAAAAGAAAATATATGAAAAAATATAAATGCATAAAAATAAAGGGGTTAACTCTAAATAAAATAGAAGGACTCAAGTATGAAGTAAATTACGCAACTGAACTACGTATTCATACAATTATAAGTGGTTTTATATTTATTCCAATGTATCCTTTATTTTGGTAAAACATGAAAAAATATAACAATTTAGATTTACGTATTAAAGAAAGCTTACGTCGTTCTATACAATATAATACTCTTGTAGAATTAAAGCCAGTATGGAATCTTAGAATAGCAATGTTTTATTTCTTTGCTATGTTAAGTATAAGTAAGGTAATGGGATATGATGAAAAAATATAATTTAGTAAGTATAGATTTTATTCCAATGATAGCGTATGACCGCTTAGCCCGAGAACTTGATTTGACTGTATGTGACTATTATCCACTTTTGGCATTATATATGAATGCAAAGTATATAGGTAAGGTATGAAGAAGTATAATAGAATAGTAATAAACAATATTAATGGTAGAAATAGAATGTATCAACAAATAGCGCCTAATCTTCAAACTTTAATTGCAGGGGCTTTACCTCAGTATTTTATGGTGAGACTTGCTGTGATGAGAAAAGTGTTTTATTAATGAAGAAATATAAAATAATTGAAATGAATTTATCTTTTCAAATGAGTAACGATATATGTTATAATATACTTCTTATAACAGAAAGAAGATTTTCTTTGTTAGACTTTAGTGACTATAATCAGTTGTTTAAAAATATGAGAGATTCTCTTTATGAGAAAGTATAAAAACATAGAAGTAACTAATGTTTATAAATTTAAATACATAGGATTATTGTCACCAAGCGTAGAAACTATAATTGCAGAAAGTGGTCCTCAGTATTTTATGGTGTATCTAGCTATTATGCGGAAAGTGTATTATTAATGAGAAAATATAATAGGGTAGTAATAGTGTTTAATTTAGATAGAACAATTAACGTGCTTTCAATGCCAATTGATTTAAGGTCTAACATTTATACAGGACTATCCTTATCCCTGTATAGCAAGTTGTATTGGAGAGTAATGAAGAATAGTGTACTATTTATAGGATAGCCCAATTATTATTTTCATTAGTACCATCAAACTTATTAGACTTTTTTAAATTATCTTCTTTAGCTAAAACTTTTAAATTCCAAGGCACATGTAATCCACATACGTCAGGATGGTTTATAGGCACAATGTGGTCTATCTCGTATCCTTCAGGTTTACTAGCGTATATTTCTAATATTTCTTTTTTAAACTTCTTTGATATAGGTTGTTTAAACTTTTGCACAAGCTTTCGTTGTTTTCTTAGTTTTTTGGCAGCAGCGGTATGATTACTTTTCTTGCGATACTTAATTTCACTAGGCATACATTTTTTTTGACAATAGTTACCTCGTGAGTTTTTAGGTAAAAAGCTTTTACTGCATGTCAGACAATTTTTAGGATGTACAATTTTTGGTTCTTTTACTTTTTTAGGAGATAGAGGTTTTCTACGTTTTAAATTTTTAACTTGTCTTCTGCATTCCTTAGAACATAGTCCTTGTCTTGGATTTTTTGTTTTAAACTCTGTTTTGCAAACAGTACAAGTTTTATCCAAAAGAGGTTTAGTTGATTTTTTGTAGGCGGATGGCCGGGGCTTTAGTTTATTGTAACTTGCTGTATATTCTTTTTTACAGGAAGGGCAATACCTACCTTTCCAGAGTGTATTATTTTCATCAACATAATTAAATTTATTTCCTTCTTTTTTAGCTATCTTTGTTTTGGTTTGTTTGCAACATTTACACGTGCTAGACATTATCTTCATACTAACTCCAGGGGTTTATCTAACTTGTTATTTTGGACACATGTATTTAGCAAAAAATATGAAAAAATGGTCCGTTTGCTGTGTGGCTATATTTGCACATATCAAGACCCACAGAACCGCTATACCCCCGTATCAAATGAAACGCATAACTTATTGACATGTCAGCATCCTAACACCTGCAACCTAACTCCATGTAATCATTCAGCTATCCCACAATGATACGCTCATCCAGTTGACACCGACACCACTCCAGATCAAATAAAACCCATCTAGACATTGGCACAGCATATGCAGTATACAAATCCTATAATGATACGCATCTCAAAAGGAGACAGTATGTTGAATCCCGACGTTACAACTAATATAATGGTGGGTGTATCTCTACTTGTGGGACTCTACGGTTTAATGTTTGACTCAGACCGGAAACAAGTGTACCGTTCCGAGAAAAAAAATAAATTAAGAAAGTACTCAAGTTTTTTTTAGATTAACCGATAAATTTTATAGGTCGCAAACAAAGGAGAAAAAAAATGAAACAAGTACATGCAATCCAAATTAAGGCTCTATGTATACAATACGCAGTCGAGAATGAACTCAAAATTGAAACCCTAGACAACGATACATTCAGAGCTTCAAGTTCAGAGTCTATCATCGATGTCCCTATCAGTTTCCTGTACGATCAAGTTCAGAATGGGTGGGACATCAGTGATACTTTGCAGAATGAAACTTGCTACAATGGGGAGGAGTAACGTGGACTTTAAAACTTTAAAAATCAACCTTGTATCTCACGACACCAGCCCAACAGGGTGTCCGGCTTTCATAGAGATTCACCTAGGCAAGACTCCAAAGGACAAAGGCCTCATGGCCCTAGACCTAGGCAACTATGTCTATAGGCTTGGCTTCAGATATCAGTTCCCACCAGAATACCGAGGCAAGGGCAAGTCTTCAGTCTTAAGGCTGTATCTTTCATGGCAAGACCTGGAACCCTACCGACTGCAGATCTGCAAGGCTCACGGGTCCACCGTTGACCGTCAAGGGTTCCTGCCCTTTGAATTCAGATCTATGTCTATTCAAGAGGGGGGTGTCAAGTGAAACTACCAGTCGGCTCAATGAATGCGCTCTATGTTGTCTGCAAACCCGGTTACGCCGATGGGGTGACTAAACCCCAACGGACTAAAAAAATTCAACCAAAGCCAACAGTGACACGTTTACGTAAACAGGAAAGGATGATTATATGAAACAACAACTAGGTCTAGAATATTCAAACCAGAATCCGGAATCCTATATCATCTCACAAAGACTGGTACAATTGCAACAACATTATTCTGGCACAGAACTTGCAAGCAGCATTGTCAGGTCTAAGCGCAAGTCAAAGAAGTACATCAGTCAAATTGATAGACATGTTATCAACTTGTGCGAGACTTATGGCTACAATTGCGTGGATAACGTCTATGAGTTAATCTTCATACTTCCAAAGGTTGGATGATATGAAGTTCAAAGATATAAAACAACATGTTGACAAGACAAGACTGGCAGAGCAGTTCAATGTCACGTGGCAGTCTAAGTATAGTTGTAGCCCTCGATACATGGACTTTGCCATGTTCGAAGTACTAAGAGACATGGGGTTCAATGGTATTCACAACAAGACGATAGAGGCATTGTTACAGTGGATAGAAGCTTAAGGGGGGGAAACGCAATCGGGGGGTTAACAGGATGGATTTTTATTTATCTCAAAAGGAGAATATATGTTTGAAAAAATAATAGGATTAGTACTCATTGGTATGATACTTGCAATAGCATTAGAGTTTGCAAGAATTATGCCAACAAGTAGACAGAATATTGATAGTGTTGTTGAGTGGAGTGTAAACAGAAAATGATTGAATTGAAAATTGATGAGAATAATTCCAATCTCAGTTTAATACACTCTTTCTGGATTATGTCTCAAATTACTACACTCATGCTTTGTCTATATATGTAGCAATATGATACATACTACATTATACACTTCATGTTTGGATTATATGCCATTATAATAAGGTAGTGGCAAGTTATAACGCTTATTGGATATAAGGAGTTCATTTTATGGTGAAAATTAAAGGTATTAAACTATTAAATAACAAAGAAGTATCTTCAATTGAGAACACTTGCAATAATTATGCCGAGTCTCAAATTAAAATGTTTCAATTGTCTCATGACTTTCCAGATTATGATTTTAAAATTGTAGAAATGGATGATTTTTCATTTTTAGACTTGATTCATTTTGAGATTATATCCAATGAAAACAATGAATTTTTAAACTAATTGGGGTAGTCCCGATTTAATACACCGATTTTTAATAAAATCCACTAATCCGTGACGTATCATTTTGGGATGTGGTTTTACGCTTGAAGCGTTCAGCCTTTCACTTTGTTTCGGCTTCACTCTAAGGTTCAAGCTAAAACAGCAAATGTGCTTTGTTTTGAGACAATATTCACTAACTATCCAGTGAGGATATAATTTGTCTCGGATTGAGACGTTATTTAGAAGTGGCTAGAGTGTCTCGCTATTCTAGTGAGCGTCAATACAGGTTATGAGTAAAGCCTATTTAATGCCACCTCAAGTTTATAAGTCTTGAGGTTCATCCACTTACTCAAGGGAAGAATACCCTTGTGCCATCCGAGCTATTACCTGTATCAAATTGACTAAGGCCTTGATTTTGCAGCTATTACCTTGTCAACCAGTTGTTCTCATTATGATACACTCTAACTTGTTATTTTGTCAATCTAATTTTGATGCGTATAAGTTTTTTAAAATGCATGTAAGTTTTACAGTGGCGAAATGCACGTAAAATCAACAGGTTAGCCGGGTAAACTGATAAATTGTATGATTTTTTGACAGTGTGGGTGGTGCGAGTAAGTGTTATAATTGATTCAAGGGTGGCCGAACGATTGCAATAGATATATGTACAAGCGAGGCGACAATGGAAACAGTAAAATTAATATCCTTATGTTCTGTAGCTAATATCACTTTAGGCCAATATGGATATTTAATTTGTGTTGTTGTGTTTTTAATGTGTATTATTAAACAATCAAACGGAGGGAAGTAAAATGAAACAAACAATCGATGAATCAGACTTTATCAGAGCATTCACAGCTTATGGCAGACAAGACCAGTTCAGCCGGGCAGGATTAAGAGCGTTATTTGAGCACTTGGAGCAGCTTGAGCAAGACTGCGACATGGAATTAGAGCTTGACGTTATTGCACTATGCTGTGACTACAGCGAGATTGATGTCAAAGATATAGAGCGCGAGACTGGGTGCGAGTCTTTGGAGGATTTACAAGACAACACGACAGTAATCCAAGTTGACGACGAAACAATTATTTATAAATCATTTTAATAAAGGAGATTTTATGAGTTATGTTTCAAGTATTACAACAAATTATGGTGATGTTGACCAAGTAAAGAATGATGTTAAAGTTTTAAATGAAATTCTGTCAAGACAAGGTACTAGACTATTGATTGACGTTTTATCCAGCTATGCAGGGGATTGCATCAATAAATACAAGATGACAGATCAAGAAAGAAATAACCTAGTAAATTCAATTATTTATGACTTAAATGAATCTTTAAGTGAAAGGACATAGTTATGAAACGTATCATTTTACAACAAAACAATTATCGCATTGTAGAAATTCCAGACGATCGTTGCCCAATCAATGATTTATTAGGAGATGCTTACTGTCCAAAGACTAATCCAGACATTGACGCTAAACAATTAGAAATTGATAAAAAGAAAATGATTCAAAGAATTAATGATGACGGTGTCTTTGGATATGTGCTAGAAAAATGGAATCCAGAAGTTGACATAGGTTGGGAACATATCGACTCATGTTGGGGATTTGTGGGGCAATATCAAGAAAATGCACTAAACTACGATCATTATATTGTAAATGAATTAAAACAACAAATTGGAGGAGAATAAATGTTAACAGCAATATTCATCCTATTCTCACCGTTTATACTATTATACTCTTTATATATTTTATATCCAATATATGCTATTTTTAAAGCATTAGTGAAAGGAATGTTTAAATGAGTAATTCAAGTGATAATATGAATGACTTGTTTGATAAACAACAAATAGATGATGTTTTAAGATATTGTTATAAAAACATACAATACATGTGGGCGAGTTCAATTGCAAGCATTCTATTGAACTGTGACTTTAGAGATGCAAAAAATGAAATTGAGGATTATTTTAGGGAGGATATTTAAAATGAAAACAACATATAAAAATAGACCTATTGAATCGAAAGATATTGTTAGAATTAAAAAAGGCTTACCAGGTAAAACAGGTGTTGTAAATCGAGTAGACGGAGAATCTGTTAATGTATTTGTAACTCAAAATAATCCATATCAAATTGGAATATGGTTTAATCTTAAAGAAGTAAAAAGAATAGGACGTGTAAAATGAAAACAACTTATAAGAATAGACCTGTAGAACTCGAAATTGAATTAGGTAGACATTCAGCTTGTGACTCTCACATTTCTTCAGGAGGATATCTTGATGGTGACCTTGAGGATTTAAACGACAATGAACTAGAAGAGTTGACAGACTTATTAGCCGATGAGATTTGTGAGGCTGATATGAACTTTTACGGATATTTTAGGGATTAATATGATTATAATTTTAACAATATTAACAGTGCTATTCTTACCTGGGCTTATCGGCATGTTTACATATTTACTATTCCCAGTATTTTATGTATATTTTTTAATTGGTGCGGTTTTTGGCTGGGTAAAGGAATAAATAATGAAACTAACTGAAAAAGAGTATTTACAAGTGAAATCTTATTTAAAAAAAACAAACCCAAAGTGTGATGAATATTTGATTGAGGACATATTTCACAATCTTCTAATAAAAAACAAAGGACTTAAAATAGAAAATTTAAATACTTACTATCATAAAGGATTTAGATTGGCACTATTAAATGTAGATACTAATCAAAAGAATGGCGTTAGATTAGCAAAAGAATATCAAAATATGTTTAAAGATTATAATGAAGTGATTTACTCGGACAACAAGCTTTTTGTTAAAGTTATAAATCAAATAGAAAGATTAAATGGAAAAACAAAAAAACGTGTTAAAGAGTATTTATTTGGAGAAATGACTATTTCCGAAATAGCAAAAGAACGTAATTTAAATTATGATACAACAAAAGCAACAATTAAAAGAGGATTAGACATTTTAAGAAAGGAACTAAAAAATGTTAAATAAAATGAATGTTGATTTAAAAAATAAAATAATTGAAACCTACAAAAAATTTAATTATAGTGATTATAAATTAGCTCAAATGTTTAATGTTTCACAAGGCTCAGCTAATTGGATCATCCGAAGTTTAAAAATAAAGTCTAGTGGAAAAAACCTAGATCTTATTTATAAAAATAAATATAAGAAAACAAAATCCAAAAAAGAAGAAAATACTTATATCTTACCTGTAGGATTAAAATATGATTGAGCAATCTTTTTACCTAAGTGACCCTAACAACATAGAATATGCTAGTGATATCACAGGGTTATCTCTAGATGAAATAGAATATATTGTTGGTAGGTTTAGAAAGAATTCTATTAGAGCCGGAATGCTTAAAGGTAAAGTTGTAGTGTATATGAATGGTCGCGTCTCAATAAGAGCCAGCTTCGGAAATAAATTGCTTTGGACTAAAGACTAAGATATAATAACTAAAGGAGTAAGAACATGACAAAAACATTTTTATTTGAGTCGGATCACTTTACATCAACCGATGGTGAGTATTGCGCACAAATTGAAGTAGAGCTTGAACTAAACGCTACATCAGCAAATAACTGTGATTATTTCATTGCTTCAATATTTGACCACGATAGTCAAGTAGAAAGAAAGCTTTCTAGTTTTCCAATAAAAGAACAAGAGACAATCCTAGAAAAATGTAATGACTTAGTTGATGCGTGGGCTTATGATGCATGGTGTGACAAGCTGGAATACCTTGCGGAAAAACAATATGAATATTCTAGGGAGAATTAAATGTTATTTTTATATGATTTTATGGATTTTTTTAAATTATATTTTGCTCACTTTTTTTGGAGTATGGGTTTGTTTTTATATGCATATTCTGTTTATTATGATTTTTTTAAGATAAAAAAAGATAGTGAATATATGAATGGTAATGAATTAATGTATCGATTTATTGAGGCAAAACGTAAAGGTTTGATTAAGTGAAAAAGTACAGTAATTTAAAGTTTGAACAAAAAACACATGTAGTTAATTGGCCTATTGAATCTTTATTTCTTAGTGACCATCTTAATTATCAAATGGGTCAATTTTTAGATAAAATTAATTATGATATAGACTCTGGTTTTCATTCGGTATACATTGATTATAGAAAAGCTTATTATTTTACTAATTACTTAATAGAAAATTTAACTTAAAGGAGATTTTATGAGTAAAGAAAAAAAACAAATTGACAAATTGACGCCAGAGCAAGAGGCTAAACTACCAGAATATGAAAAAAGATATCTGGATATTGGTTTATCTACAGAGCCTTGTGATAGACAAAAAGCCGAGGCAGCGTTAGCTAAGGTCTATGAATATCAAAAATTGCCGATGTTTAAGCGTGTCATCTGGGCAGATAGTCCATATGAAGGTGTGCGCATTGCAGCAAGTCTAGCAGAAGGTAAGCCAACAAAAGAATTACAAAAAGTAGCTCCTGATATTGTAGGTGATTTACCTTTAAAAGAATTAACAGAAAATGAAATTAAAAAGCAAGCTGAAACTGCATCATATGGATCACTAGACGCTTACTGGGTAGCTTTTTATTCTTTCATTGCTTATGAGTTGCCAGTAGAGAAAGATCCACTAGTTGACATAACTAATGACTTAATCAAAGACTGTGGTATTTACTGGACTTTTGATGAAATTGTTGTCTGCACAGAAAAACCAGTTGCAATTAAATTAAAGAATAAAAAATTACATAGCACCGATGGCATGGCAATTGAATATAAAGATGGTAAAGGTTTGTATGCAGTAGAGGGTGAAATTAAAAAAACACTCATGGATGTAGTTTTAGCTGGTAAATACGAGAAATAAATAATAACATATTCAATATCGGAGGATAAAATGAATATTGCAAGCTTTAAAAATGTGTTTCCTGTACTCTTAAAACATAATATTGTTCCATACTTACATGGTTCTCATGGCTTGGGTAAAACACAAGTTGTGGGACAATGTACTAAAGAATTGGGCGAAGATTTTGGATTTATTCCATTATACTTGGCTACTCAAGAAGTAGGTGACCTAATTGGTTTAATGGATAAAGATCAGGATAGCAAAACAAGTTACCACATGCGTCCCGAATGGTTTCCTACATCAGGTAAAGGTGTCATTTTTTTGGATGAGTTTAACAGAGCACATCCCGATGTACTACAAGCTATGTTTCCTTTTGTCCTAACACGCAAAATGCACACTCACACTTTACCAGAAGGATGGCATATTGTTGTAGCAGGAAATTATAATTCTAATTCATATTCTACGACTGATATCTCTGATTCTGCCTTGGTGTCAAGATTTTGTCACATTGACTTTAAACCGACAGTAGAAGAGTTTATTGGATATGCAGAATCCAAAGGTGCCGATGTTATAGCTGACTTCATTAGAAATCACCATGAGATGTTAGTGAAAGAACGCAAATCAGAGTTTGACACAAGTAAAATAGAACCTAATCCAAGAGCATGGATGGATTTTATTAATCCATTAGAAAATGAAGCAACTATTGATAAGCAAAGATTTGAGCTTTATGCTGGATTAGTCGGGACAAGTGCCGCAAGTAGTTTTATTTCATTCAAGCTTAAAAAAGAGAAAACTTTATCTTTAAAAGATATTTTACAGAATTATCCTAAAAGAAGAGAGCAAATCTTAGAGATGATGACAAAAAAAGAAGAAGTCCGGCTGGATTACTTAAATCAGCCACTAAAAGAATTAGAATCCAAGATAGAGACAAATCCAAAGTTCTTAAAAGAAAAAGATTTGGCAAATTTAAAGCAATTTTTATTGGATATTCCAATGGAATTGGCATTAAAAACATTTAAAACATTAAGTGAATGTAATTTTACTACTAAAGTTTTATTGTTGAATGATGTTGAATTCTGTAATAAAATAGCTAATAAGAGGTAGAGATATGTCTGTGTACAGTTTAGAAAATGCTATCTATAATTTATTAAAAGATGAGCCATTCTATGCTCATTTTACTTTAATGTCTAAAATTATTTACGATAGTAAAGTAGAAACTGCATACGCAACAATCCAAAATAATACTAGCGTTTTAGGGTTTAATCCTGAATTCTTAAAAAAGATTGGACCTGATAATGTAACTAAGGTACTGAAGCATGAAATATTACATCAATTGTTTAAACACACAAAGAAATCATTCTATGATATTAATAACAAAGCAGAAATGCATAATTGGAATATCGCAACGGATTGTTGTATTAACCAATACATTAAAGGGATAGAAGTACTTGGTGAGAACATTGTAACCTTAGAAACTTTTAAAAAAGCTATTAAAAATAATAATGTATTAGGATTTCAAACTGCGCAGTATTATTATGATTTAATAGAACAAGCTCCTGATTCTTGTAAACAAAAAGTAGCTGGTATGTCAACGGTTGATGACCATTCTAAAAATGAACAAGACGGTGAATTATCAGAATCTGAGCAACAATTAGAAAAAGCTATATTGTCAAGAATTGCAGAGGATGCAGTAAAAGCAAGTCACGGCAATGTACCATCTGATTTAATTAAGACAATAGAATCACTTAAACCCGAGTCACAACATAACTGGAAACAAATTCTAAGAAATTTTGTAGCTAATGCAACTAGTAGAAAGACAATAGGTACAAGAAGAAAATCCAATAGACGCTTTGGATTTGATGTGCCAGGTAAGAAAAAAGATAGACAGCTTAGACTTGGTGTATGCATAGATACATCTGGGTCTATAAGCGATGAACAGTTTAATACATTTATGAGTGAGATTGTTGACATTAGTAAAAATGTGAGTGAAGCACATTTAATATATGCGGATTGTGTTGTGCAAAAAGTTGTCAAAATTGACAATAAGAATAAAATTCCTATGGAGAGATTTGGCGCGGGTGGAACGGCATATTCTCCTGCTATAACTAAAGCTTTGGGATTAAATTGTGACGCTATATTGTATCTTGGGGATTTTGACTGTGCCGATAAGCCAGAAGACCCAAAAAAACCATTTCTATGGGTAGGAGTAGGTAATCAAGAACCCCCAGCTACTTTTGGTAAAGTATTGAGGTTAGTGTGAAAAAGTATAAAAATATTGGCGCTAAAATGATTTATTCTAATATAGATGAACAAGTAATATATTCACTTAGAAGTAAACTTCATTTATGGGCTTTTGAATCAATTTATCCCACCATAAAACAATCCTTTTTTATTTATAAACATAAATTACTCGGAATGATTTAATATGAAAAAATATCAAAATCTAAAAATTTATTTAAATAATTATGAAAGGTATAAATTTAATATTACAATTTTAATTAAATTAGAATCAAAACTTAGTAATTCTATTTATTATCCTCTTTTTATAAGACTTAAAACAATTGCTGAAGTACAATTAAAATATTTGACATAATTTAAACATAAGGTATACAATTAATTATGGTTTATTTATTATTTTCACTCTTATTAGCACAAGACATTAAAGTAATGGTAGTAGATACTGGAGTATCGTCGCAAGTACCTGAAATTGCTAAGTATTTAGCATCTCAGGATAAAGTAGATTTATCTGATGACCACGGCCACGGAACACACATTGCTGGTATTGTACTATATGGTCCAGACTTAAAAACACCAGTGTGTAACAGAGTCAAGCTTTATTCTTGTAAATTTTTAACAACAAATAGTAAAAAAGAACCAGTAAATTTAAGTGCTGAATGCTTTAAAAAAGCAAGAGAATTAGGAATGGAATATGTAAACTTCTCGGCTGGTGGAAATGATTTCTATATTGCGGAATTCCTACAATTACTTGTTCTTACACAAAGAACAAAAGTAGTAGTGGCAGCAGGAAATCATAATAATGATATAACAAAAACTCCATACTATCCAGCTAGTTACAACATGAAGAACATCGATGTAGTAGGAAGCGGCTCAGGATTACTTAATAAAGATAAATATAGTAATTATGGATTAAATGATATGATTTGGAGAAAAGGTAAAGAGATAAAATCCTTTGGGATTAAAAAAAGATATGTTACAATGAGTGGGACAAGTCAAGCTACTGCAGTAAGAACTCATGAATTATTACAGGAGGAATGTAAAAAATGAAAAATATATCTCTATTAGTATCAATAATTATAATTTTATCGGGATGTAGCCAGAAGAAATTTAATCCAAATTACTTACAAAATCAAATTGATGATTTAAAATCCAGAGTAACACAACTTGAGTCACAATATATGTCCACTCAGACACAACTAGTTGCTTTAGATGAAGCATTAATTTTACAAGGATCTAATATAAACGGAAGAATCGACACTATTAATTCTGGTTTATTAGCTTTGAATGCCAACAGTGTAGATTTACAATCTCAACTTGACTCTCTTTCTTCTCAGATAACTTCTACAATGTCAGTAACTTCAGTATTAGAAGGTAAAATTAATGCAGCAGAAGAAAATACGTCTCTTTTATTAATGTCTATTAATAATTTACAAAATAATTTGAGTATGACTAACACAATACTTACAAGTCTAAGCAATCAAAGCTCAATTACTCAGGTTCAACTAAATGCATTACAACTACAAGTAAACTCTTTGGAATCTAACAATATGTCTGTCCAAAGTAATGTTACTTACTTACAAACCCAAATGAATTCTATTCTAGTCCAGCTAGCAATTTTACAAGGATATAATAACATTGTTGAAATTTATGATCCTTGTGGAGCCCAAGGTGCGTATAACGAAGTGTTTTTAAAATTATCTAATGGAAAATATTTAGCAAGTTTCAGTGAAAACATAGAAGGTAGAAATACAAGATTTGTGATATTAACTAATGGAAATTTTATAACAACAGATAATACTAATTGTCGCTTTACTATTAGTAATAATGGAACTGTCATCTCTAATGAACGTAATTAAAATAATATTGTACCAAGGAATACACTTTGAAAATATACTATAATCCAGAAAAAGATATACTAGGCTTACTTACTACTAAAGTATGTTTAAAAATACAAGAAGATATGAAATTATTTATGGTATTAACTGACGCTTGGATTGAAGTGGGTGAACTATGAGTAAGCAAACATTTTTAGTGTCTAGTGCATTTATTCTTGGATTAATGTTTATGTCTGTATGGAATGCATATAATACGCCAGAAGTAATATGCAATAGGATAAAAAAATGAGCAAAATTTTACTTACACTTATTGCAAATGTATGTTTAAATGAACCAAGTAAAAATATGACATATGAATGCGCGGTTTTTTATAATAATTGTGTGATTAGTGAAACGATGAAGAAGATAGATGAAGATAAAGCTTTTAAAATGTGTCAAGTAAAGTGGAATAATGAGAAAATATAAAATAATATTTACTGTTAATAAAATTTCTTCACCTAATCTTAGACATATTTTATATAAAAAATATTGGGATGATGTAATGAAATTTAAAATAACACAAAATTTTAAACTTTTTGAATTTTATACTTATCATTTTTTTGGATTTTTTACATGAGAAAATATAAAAATATTGATTTTGGTTTTTATGACATGTATGAACCTATTTTATACTCACATTTAAATACATCATATGAATTTATTAAAGTTTTTTATCCACTTGAACTTATTTTAGATTATCAGATTGCGTTTAATATATATTGGAGCGTTTTTTATGAAAATAACTAATGAACAAATAAATAAAATTAATGAAATGGCTAAACAAAACTATCGCAATGGTACAACATACGATGTACCTGGAGAACTACAAGTATCTTTAGCTTGGATTGAAGCCGTAATGTCTATATTACAGCCTGATGTAAAACTTGAATTTCCTCAAAGAAATTCAACAGATAGTGTGTTTGATGACTAATATAAAAGAATTAGTTTTTCTTTTATTTTGTTGCTTTTGTATTGGATTTAGTGTATATTATTTAGGTATCTTGTTCACATTTTAACATTACATTTTAAGGGGGAATATGTCTGACTTGAAAAATCTTCAAGCCATTTCTAATAAACTTATATCTGATACGGTAGCATATAGAACTTATGCTAAATTTATTTCACATTTAGGTAGGCGTGAATCTTTAGCTGAAACTATAAATAGAAATATGAATATGCACTTGGATAGATTTCCTGGGCTATCTAAAGATATTGTTAAGTCATACCAAAAAGTTCATGCGCTAGAAGTAATGCCAAGCATGAGAGCCTTACAGTTTTCTGGAGACCCTATTCTAAAAAACAATGCTAGACAATATAATTGTTCTTTTGTAAATGTTTCAGATGAGCGCGTATTTGGTGAGATTCTTTTTCTACTACTTTCTGGAGTAGGTGTAGGATTCTCTGTACAAAATAGACACATTAAAAATTTACCAAGAATCCAAAAGCCTAGAGAAGAAGGATACTTTGTATGTCATGATTCTATTTCAGGATGGGCTCAAGCTTTGGATATGCTTATGGATGCATACTTCTTGGGAAGAATTAAACCACAGTTTAATTTTGGAAATATTAGACCTAAAGGTGCATACTTAGTAACTACAGGTGCAAGCGCCCCTGGTCCTGAACCATTAAAGAAAATGCTAGAACTAGTAGAATCCAAACTAAAAGTAGCTGTAGGTAGAACACTTAGTAGCATTGAGTGTCATGATATTATTTGTATCATTTCAGATGCAGTACTTGCTGGTGGAATCAGAAGAGCAGCGTTGATTAGTTTATTTGATAGAGATGATAAAGATATGCTTTATTCAAAGAGTGGTGAATGGTGGAATCATGCTCCATGGAGAGCAAGGTCCAACAACTCTGCAGTATTGCCTAGAGGTGAAGTAACACAAGAAGAATTTAATTCTATCTTTGAAATTTGTCAAAAGTCTGGCAGTGGAGAGCCTGGATTTTACTGGACTAATAACTTAGACCTTGGTACAAATCCATGCTGTGAGATATCACTAAACTCTATGCAGTTTTGTAACTTAACTACAATTAATCAAACTGGTATTAAATCAGAAAAGGATTTTTTAAACAGAGTTTACGCTGCATCTCTTATCGGTACACTCCAAGCATCATACACAGACTTTGGATACTTAAGAAAATCATGGAGAGAGACTACAGAAAAAGAAGCACTACTAGGTGTAAGCTTTACTGGTATTGCTGATGCTGGAAGTATTGTTACTTCAGAGCTTTTACAAAAAGGAGCTAAGCTTGTTTTAGAAGTAAATGAAAAGTATGCTAAAAAGATGGGAATTAACCTTGCAGCTAGAACAACAGCGATTAAACCTGAAGGCTCTAGCTCATGCGTTTTGTCCAGTTCCAGCGGAATTCATGCCAGACACTCTGAATACTATATCCGAAGAATTAGAATGAATAAAGATGACGCACTTGCTGTGTATCTTAAAAATACAATTCCTGAATTAGTAGAGGATGACGTTTTTAGCTCTACGGGTATTGTATTAAGTATTCCGCAGATGTCTCCAAAAGATGCAATTACAAGACACAAGGAAACAGCATTCTCGCTTTTAGACAGAACCTTATCTTATAGAAAGAACTGGGTAGAAGAAGGATATCGCTATGGAGATAATCACCATAATGTGTCTGTAACTATTAGCGTTAAAGAAGAAGAATGGGACCAACTAAAGCTTGAGATGTGGAATCATAGAGATTCTTATTCTGGGATTAGTTTATTACCCTTTAACGGTGGAACTTATTTACAGGCTCCATTTGAGGACTGCACAGAAGATAAATTTATTGAAATGTCAAAGCTTATTAAAGAAGTTGACTTGAGACAAATTAAAGAAGAAAGAGACACTAATAACAGAATAGAGACGATTTCTTGCGCAGGAGGGGCCTGTGAGATTGTATAATCTTATTGACATTACTCTTTTACTGATATATTATATTTAAACACGCACACCTTGACCCACTAAAGCCTAGCTAACCACTAGGCTTTTTTTATTTGACTTATCGCTTATATAAATATACAATAAATAGATAATGAAGACTATTTTATTAGCTATAATCCTATTTTGTTCTTCTTGTGCTCATAAAAATCAAGTGTCAATTGATTATCGACTTCAACCATATGTTGATTCTTTTATTTCCGATGCTGCATCTTTAGGAGTAATAATAAATATTAATAACTTAATATTAAGAATTGGATATTTAGATAAAAATTTAGTAGGATTATGTGAATATACAAAAACACCAATTATAACAATAAATGAATCTTATCATCAATATTATGTAAGCCAAGAATTATTTTACGATATAGAACAAGTGGTGTATCACGAGTTAGGTCATTGTGTTTTGAGATTAAAACACAATGATACAGTAAACTCACCAGAAGGATATCCAGTGTCAATAATGAATACGTATCACTTCTCAGGCAATCTTTATCAAATGTTTAAGCATAACTACATAAGGGAGATGTTCTTAGGTATTCCTAATGAATTTAATTAATATGTTTATACAAAATCTTCCATCCATAAATGTTAAAGTGTGTAAGACGTATCTTACAGACGGAGCGGAGTCTGGATTGGAAGATGCGTATTTAGTAGCGGTAAAATCTATCCCAGGAAGACCATTATTATTTACTGTATATCTTCAGACTGGAGCCTCATGGTCGGGGCTTCCTATTACTGCGATATACTGTGACAGATTCAATCCAATCAATTACGATGCTCCTCCATTAGAAATTGAAGAAGCCCAGCCATTTTCTTGCTTAGAAGGCGATATAAACGTAATTACATATGATTTACTAAAGAATGCTAAAGCTAGTATTGGTAAAGAAAAACATCAAGGAAATTACCTATTTACAATAGATTATCTTGGTGAAGGACTGACAGAAGAGCCAAGCCAGCATAAAACACATAATATATTTGCGCTTGACACAGGACATTTAGTAGCATATCCTAATAACATGATTTTATGGGAAGATAAATTTTTTGCATATAAAAATGAATCTTTCCCTAATTACAGAAGAACTAATAAATACTGGATGGGTAGCGGATGAAAGATTTTGCTTTATATGTTATTATAATTTTTCTTTTTAGTATTGCTTCTGACCTTCAAAACCTTAATAAAAGTTTAAATACTATTACAACTAGAGTAATTTCTATTGATAATAATATAGAAAAAATGAGAAATAAATGAAATTATCCCATTCTTCAGTTTCCCTTTATCTCGAATGCCGCTACAAATGGTTTTTAAACTATATGTTAAAGCTTCGAGCAACTGAAGAGAAGTCTGCCTTAAAAATTGGCGATGCTGTGGACTGCGGGCTCAATCATTTACTTGAAACACGCGACTTACCAACATCTATTCAAAAGTTTAAAGAAAGATGGCAAGAAGTAGCTAAGGCTGGGAATATTATATATTCCAAAAGTGATGTAGAAGAACACTTGCTAGAAGGAATAGAAATTAAAAAAGACTCAGACCGGGGCTACTACTCATGGCTTAAAAAGGGTGAGATACTTATCACTGAGTACCATGAGCAAATTATGCCTTTAATTAAGGAAGTAGTTAAAGTCCAGATAAATGAATCTATGCACAATGACCAAGGGGATGAGCTAGTAATTAAAACTGATTTTATTGCAGTATGGCATGATGGTAGACGCATTCTTTTTGATAACAAGACATCCAGCGTAAAGTATGACCAAAATTCAGTAAAAGAATCCAATCAGCTTGCTATATACTATGATGCACTAAAAGAAGAGTACAACTTGGATGCCTGTGGATACATTGTTATTCCAAAGAAAGTAAATAAACAGAAGAAACCATTAGTAAAAATTGAAGTAATTATTGATAATATTCCACAGAATACTATTGACAAAACTCATGAAAACTTTAATAATACATTAATGGGCGTAAAGCTTGCACAGTTTGATAAAAATCATCAAGCTTGTATGGGAATTTATGGCAAGTGTCAGTATTATAGTTATTGTCACGAAGGTAAAACAACAGGATTAAAGGAAGTAAATTATGAAAAAAAGTAAAGAAACAAAAGAAGTAGAAATGGATGGAGTGGGTGTTATCATTACTGGTAACAAAGGTAAATATACACTAAGCCTAGTCGAGCATTCAAGTGAGACTGGTGAAACTAAAGTAATTAAAAAAGATAGCTTGACAGCAAGTAAATTAAAGATTATGCTTAAAGCTGAAATTGAATTACGTCAATTATTAGAAAAATCATTAAAGGAGAAATAGTGTATTTCCCTGATTTAGAAATTAGAAAGAAAATGAGAAATGCAACAATCAATCACTTTTCTAAAGATAAAGAGGTTTGGGTACTACATCCTCGTAGTGATTCAGTTTTAGTTTCTAACTATGGTAGAATTAAAGGATTATTGACAGATAAATTATATTCTTTGCATAAAAACAAACAAGGTTATTATATGACTAATATTGTATTTAACGATGGAAGAGGTCGTAGATCATATATGGTTTCTAGAGCAGTTTGTGAATCTTTTTATGGATTTTACGATGAGGTTCAACAATTTTTAGAAGCAAATCATATTAATGGTAATAAAAACGATAATTCTATATACAATTTAGAATGGTTAACTAGATATGAAAATCTAAAACACGCCAGAGATAATAAACTTTTCAAAAGAAATACAGCAGCTTTAGGATATTTTAAATATAGCGATTTAGATATTGACACTATGAAAAACTTATATAATAATGGTATAAGTATAAAAAATATTGCTAAAAAGTTTAACGGTTGTCGAGCTTATATTAGTAATCTTATTAAAAACAAAACAAGGAGACAAAATGACATTCGGAGCTAATCTTGCTAAGGCATTAGTATCATCACAAGCGGAAATGACAGATGCAGTTAAAGATGCAAAAAATCCTTTCTTTAAATCAAAGTATGCAGATTTAAATGCAGTAAGAGAAGCTATTATGCCAGCCCTTACTAAAAATAAATTAGCAGTATTACAACCGGTAATTCTTTTGGATTCTGGTAAATCGGTTATTCGCACTACAGTTCTGCATGAATCTGGAGAAAATTATACAGCAGACACAGAAGTTGTTTGTGCAAAAGTAAATGATCCTCAAGCATACGGTTCTGCAATTTCTTATGCTCGTCGGTATGGACTACAATCAATGTTTAATGTTGGAGCGGTTGACGACGACGCTGAAGGCAATATGGCAAGAAAACCTCAAAATACAGCAGCTTCTATTAATACTAATATTCCAATTTCCGGTACATTATCAGTATCCGGACAAGCAGTGACAAATGTCGCTGTTGTCAGTAAAGAGGAAGCAACAGTACCTACTTCAGGAGGATTTAAGCGTAAACCTAAACCCACAGCCGCTGCTCCACAAGGAGATGTATTCTAATGTCTGAAGAATCTAAACTTACAACAGAACAAATTGTAGAACAAAAACTTAAAGAAGCTACAGGCAAAGATGTAAAATTTTCAGAGCTTGCAGAAGTATTTGAAATGAAGTACAATAATCTTTATAAGACGCTTCTTAGTGAATCACACTCATTATCAGCAAGAGAACTAATCCGAGGATTGTTTAATGCTGTAGATATTGGAGTTGATTCTGGATTAGCCCCTAGATTAGTGAATGAAAAAGAAGCCAAGTTTGGTGGCTATCTAGGACAGCTTTTAGATATGAGAAATACAATTTTAGCAGTTAAACAAAATAAACAAGAGGAAGAAAATTCCCAAGGAGATACAAATGTCACAACAGAGCAATAACTATCCAGTAACTATTTTTTCTTTTAAAAAGAATAAGAATAGTGTAACAGCAAAGCCAGCTAAAGGACTTAAAATGTTCTTGGATGGTAAAGAAGTTCAATTTGAGACTTCTGAGTACAACGGTAAAACCGGAGTATTTCTTTATGTAAATAAAGTAGAAGATGAAATCGCAAAAGTAAATTCTTTAGCTGAAGAAGGCAAGCTTAAATCTGAGACAGCAGAAAAGATTCTAGCTAATCTTGAGCAGCAAAAAGAATGGGGAATTGTTTCCTTTATTAAAGCAAAACTTAAATAAGTCTTCCATGTCAAGGCTGCCATAACCTTGGGGCATTGTAATAGTCTCCTCCACTGTTGCAATGCCTTTTTTTATATGCTAAACTAAGGAGAGAGGTGATTATATGCTACCAGAATGTCTTATTGGATTTTACATCAAACACAAGCAAGCAAAAGACGTATGTTATGAAGTAACAAATGTCAAGAAATTAAATGGTGATTATCTATATAATTTAACTATTTGGAATATGGGATTTGAAAAATCTTGGGTAATTGATAAATGTAAAGTAGAAAATATTGATATAAAGAATTTTGTATACTATAATGATAATATTGAATGTCTTAGAAACGCTCAATGGAAGGAATTTTAATGCTACAATCTGGAGGAAAAATGAAGTATAAAATTGTGTCTAAAGGATATAATCACCGCAAGATGATTCCTTTTACTGAAGACGTATCTAGCCATGTAGCTAATCCAAACGATGCATATTATGAGTCTATCTTTACTTATGATGAATCTCATAAAAAGCAATTTGAAGAAAAGAAGTCAGCAGCCGGGCTCACAGGACTTACTACAAAAAAACTCATCTTTGATTTTGATTCTAAAGAAGATTTAGAAAAAGCCAGAAAAGATGCAGTAGAACTTACAGCAAGACTAATCCAAAAAGGATTACACAAAGATATTATCGCTGTATATCATAGTGGTTCAAAAGGATTTCACATTGAACTAAAAACTAATGATGAATTTACAAAGCAACAATTTGACAGTACGATTGACGCTTTAGCTGGAGATTTGGAAACATTTGATAAAAAAGTAAGAGATGAAAATAGAATTTTTAGAGTAGCTCTTACAAAACATCCAGAAACAGGTAAGTTTAAAATTCCATTAACAGTCGATCAATTAACGTCTATGCCTATAGACGCAATTCAAGCTATGTCAGAAAAAGTAGATGACAACTGGGAAAAATGGCAAGACTTAGTGGAATTGTATTCTAACAATGTTGTACAACTACCTGATTCTATTAAACAATTTAAAACACTATCTAAGAAGGAAAAAAAGACATTGGATGAAATTCCTGTATCATTAAACGATACACCAAATCTATCTAATAAACCAAAGCATATGTCTTCTGCTAGATTTGTGCTTCAAGAAGGATTTTTTAACGCAGGTGAGCGCAATGAAGCATATATGATTCTTGCTGCAACTTACAAGTCTCTTGGATACAATAAAGAACTTGCATACAATATGCTTAAAGCAACAAATAGATTGCAAGCTAGACGCACAGGACAAGAACCTAAATCTACGGACGAGCTTTGGATTAATGTTATTGAAGTTGTATATTCTCCAACATGGAGAGGTGCAATTTACAGTGAAAAAGAAAATGATTTGTTAAAGAAAACCATTGAAAAATATAAATTAGAAGCTGTCGAGAAAAAAGATTTAAAAGTTTCTTCTATTGTAGATGTTTCTAATAGGTTTACGTATTTTGCTGAAAATATTGATAAAAATAGAATTTTGACTGGAATAGGCAGGATTGACGATGATGTTGTTCTTACAACAGGGATGATGGTAGGATGGTTAGGCGCACCGAGTTCAGGAAAAACTTCGCACGTTCTTAATATTGTTGAACACAATGCATTGAATGGAAATCATTGTTTTTTTGGCTCTTTTGATATGTACGATTCTCTTTTATATACAAGACTCTTGCAAAAATATGTTAATATGGATATGATGCAGATTTTAGAAATGATGAAAAAAAGAAATCCTTCTAAAGAATTAAGAGAAGCTTTTAAAATAGTAGAAGAGAATTTTAAAAATGTAGGATTTAATTTTCAATCAGGTCCAACGGTTGAAGATTTAGGAAACGCCATTGAAGAATATCAACAATCAAAAGGAGAAAAATTAAGAATGGTAGTTGTTGATTACCTTGAAAAAATAATTGGACCTTTTTCTGATGCAACAGCTAACTCAGGTTATAATGCTGCTCGTTTATCTGATTTAGCTAAGGATAAAGACGTGTGTTTAATAACATTACTTCAACCTCAAAAATCAGCAGGAACAGTTTCTGACCCTTTACTTTCTTACAGAAAAATAAAAGGAGCTTCGGTCATCGAGCAAGATAGCCGAGTTATTCTCACAAATTG